TGTTTTGCCGCACCTAACATGAAAGCTAGAATGTCTATGAAAAAGACTAGAGCAAGATTGGGTGCAAGAATGGCTAGAAAAGCACGTAGAACAAAACGAACAAATCCAGCCTCAATTGCATTACGTAGACTTAATAAGAGAGCAAGATGATTATAGCTGAAGTAATACCAGAAGGAGCAGTACAGGTCTTTGGCCGTAGCAAAGGAAAAGTCGTACGTAAGTATCGCTGTACTAGTGGACAGAAAAAAGGAAGAATTGTTGCTAAACCTACAACATGTTCAGCACCAATTAGAGTTTCAAGTAGAATCGCAATCAAAAAAGCAAAAGCTAGACGTTCACCTTTGATTAAAATAAAATCAAGATACACAAAAAGAATGAGTCCTACAAGTAGAAGGCTTACTAGGTTAAATACTAGTAGATTAAAACCTACAAGAAGAAAAACATCAAAACGTAAGAGAATGTAATGAGAATACAAGAGTTTAAAATAGACGAACGACAAAAACTAAAAGAAATGTATCCCCATTTGACAGAAGAACAATTAGATGAAATACTTCCTGCAATAGGAGCCGCGGCTGGCATGGCTGGAAGAGTAGCGGCGAAAGGTGCAATGGCGGCTGGAAGAGTAGGAGCTAAGATGGGTGCGAAGGTAGCCGGACAAGCAGGTAAACTAGCGTCTAAAGGAGTGAAGGCAGGAGGCACATTGGCATCTAAAGCAGGAAAGGCAGTTGGGCAAGGATTAGCCAAAAAGGCACAAAAGGTTGGTCAAAAAGTAGGAAACATGGCCGCTCAGCAGTTGTTGAAGCCGGGATCTAAACTAACTATTGGTGGTCAAGAGGTAGTTGTGGATAAAACACAAGGAAATGATGTAACAATAGCAGATCCAAAAAATAAAGATGCACCGAAAACAGTGATACAGAAAAAACATCCATTGATCAAACAAGCATTGGATGCCTTGATATCATGAAAATAAACGAATTAATACAAGACTTCCATATACAAAGAAGCAATGAAGAACAAGAAGTCTTAGACAAATGCACAGAGCTTAAATCATTTGACAGTTTTCCAGAAAGAGAACGTTTCATATTAGAGAACTTGATACGTAAAGCATTAGTAAGTAAAGTAATGCAAGGTAGAACTGTAATGGTTATAGCTAATGAGTACTGATAAACATCTTTCACAACAATTAGAAGAAATTATAGAAGCAGGGCTTATCCGTGTTCCTATTCCTTATCAAAAAGGTAACAGCATTAGAGTAAAAAATCTAATTATAAGAAAACATCATAATGGCTATCGTTTATTTGATTTACGCACAAACAAGCATATATGCACCACCTTTGCCAAAGCTACTGCACTTGCTATAGCAAAGATGACAGCTGAAAGAACTGAATTTAACCTAAAAAACCTGCTTAAACTGGATGATAAAGTTGCAAAATACTATATGGATGCATTATATGCCAAAAGATCTATGAAAACAGGCGAATCTGTGGAAAGAAGAGAGTCTGCAGAGGTGCAATACGACATTGCTACCCATGAAGCTTGGACCGTATTAGGCAACATAGAAAGATATATATTTGATAAATAAAAGTAAGAGTTGTAATAAAGGAATAGGACATGTTATTAAAAGAATTTTCTACAAAGGTTTCAACAAAAAAATTAAATGAAAACCTTGCAAAGCAATTTGGTACAAAGATTGATGTATCTAAGTTCACTACAGAACAATTAGAAGATGCACGTAACAAAATAAGAACAAAACTTTCTCAGATCGAAACAAATGAAAGTTTTGAAGCTGTACACTCTAGTGATGATTATCACAAAAATAAATTATTCCTTGATATTCTTAATACTGCTATTGCTGAGCGTGAAGAAAATGATAAAGAAAAAGACAAAGACGAAAAAATGGTAGTTACAAAAGCTGACAAGCAGTCAAACACAAAAGCATATCAAAACTACAAAAAGGGCGATAAAAGATATAAGGCCGCAGACGATCTAAACGAAGGTGCTGAGGAGCAATCAGCATTAGTCATGGCATCAAAAGACATGGTAGACAGAGTCACAGGCTGGATGGAAGATACAGCAGAAATGCAAACAGAATCTATGCTAGAAATAGGCGACAAGATTAGAGATGAAATGGGTGTTGACAAGTCGGAAGAATTTATCGGTACTGTTAAACCAGCACTCGAAAGTTTATTCACGTCATTGGAAAGCACCAGAGACTCCCTAACAAGTGGCGTAGCCATTTTGACAGGAGAAGGCGCACCAGCTACAATGGGCGATGAAGTTCCTGGAGATGATGCAGAAATGGACATGGAGCCAACTGTAGACGATGAAGAAGGAATGGAAACAGATGACCCAGAAGGCGATGAGTTTGCAACGGCAGATGCTTCAGCAGGAGGCGAAGAACCGGCAGACAGGGCCAAACGCGAAAGCGTTGAATTAAGCAAAAGATTAGGCTTGCTACTAGCAAGTTCAAAAAAAAAGGCTTAAGAGTATCTGAAGCTAATAGCACTATCACTAATACACAAGATAATCTTTCACAGATTTTACATTTAAAACTACAGCAAGGCGCAACAAGATTAAGTTGGGCAGACCTCAACAGCTTCCTAAACAACGTAGGCAGTGAACATTTTGATCAAGAAAGTTTTGTAAAGGCATACAACTCCGATTCAAGAATAAAAGATCTTGTCGACAGTTTCGATGAAAATGGTGTAGTTCTAAAAGGTGGTGCCGAACCACAGAGTGAACCAGAAGACGATACTGTCGACAAAATGGCTTCAAGAGCCGCCCAATCCACACTATCATAATCCGGTTGACAAACTATTATTTTTAATATATAATAGCAGTTGGAGAAATATTATGGCCATAGCAGAAGATAGAACAGATGAAGAAATCATTGCTCAAATTAAAAAAATATTAGAAGATTACGTCAAACCAGCAGTAGACAGTCACGGTGGAGTAATTGACTTTGTCAGTTACAAAGACGGACACTTACAACTTATTTTGGGAGGTGCATGTAGCGGATGTGCAAGTAGCACAATCACTCTTAAAATGGGTGTGGAGAATATGGTAAAACACTATGTTCCTGAAGTACATACTATATCAGCAGAAGACGATCCAAACTCTACAGTAGATCCATACTATAGAATGGATCCGTTTATGGAAAACTTTGATCAGTATGAAAGTTGGAATTCAGATGAGCCTACTAAGAAAGAATAATGATATTGAGTTCTATGCAGTTCCCAATCAACATTGGGTAATTTCTGCTGAATATCCTTTTTACAAAGACTTAGAAAAATTATTTGACTTTACTAATGAAGATATAAGTAAAGGTTCATGCACAGTACAAGGATTGCAAAAGCCTATTCTTAATACCGAATGGGAAAAGGAACGTGAAGAATACAAGAAATGGTTTCTTTCTATATTCAAACAAATGGATGTACCAATAACAAAAATACATGATAGGCAAGAAGAACCTGAACACAAGGCATGGACAATAAATTACTTTCCAGGAGGTTGGCAGGCAGGTCATTTTCATTCAACTAACAAGGTAAACCAAGGCAATAAGAGATTTGCTTCAAGTGTTATATTTTTCGACGAGCTCAAACCTACGAAAAGAAATCCTTTCAACGGTTGTTTGTATACAGTAATGCAAGATCCTAGCGGATACTCTTATGATCATAAGTTTCATCCTAGTCCTGGAAAAGTAGTAGTTATGGATGATAGAGTATGGCATGGTGCGTATCCTTGTGAAGATAATCGTAGATGTTTAGTGTGGGATTTTGATATTGAATGAAAATTAGATACTACAAAGAACTATCGGGATTAAGATGGATTGGATTTGCTCTTGCTATGATAGGAGCATTTATTTTATCAAACGCCAACGTAGATACACAATGGATGGGCTGGGCAATAGCAACAATGTCTTGTTCGATTTGGGTGTATATGGGTTTAAGAGATGGAGACATTCCAAGAGCATTAATGGAATTTTGTTATCTCTGTCTAGCTCTCCGAGCAATTTATAATTGGGTATTATAATGACATTAATTACAAACAAATACGACTATAAAGAAATAAAAAAAGCAAGTGTAGAAGGTAGAAGATTGTATGCTTGTCCAGACGGAAATGCCGTAGCAAGTGTTACAACTATCCTAGATGCTACAAAAGATAAAACACATTTAATTGCTTGGCGAAAACGTGTTGGAGAAACAAAAGCAAAAGAAATAACAACTGAAGCCGCTGGTGTTGGTACTCGTATGCACAAATACTTAGAAGATTACATAGAGTCTTGGCCTGCTTGGCCACAACCAGGAAGTAATCCTTATGCACAACAGGCTCATAAAATGGCATCTACTATACGTGAAAACGTATTAGAGAGTCATGTAACTGAGATATGGGGTAGTGAAGTGCAATTATACCATCCTAAAATTTATGCAGGCACTACAGATTTAGTTGGCACATACGACAATAAACCTGCTATAATGGACTTCAAACAAACTAATAAACCTAAAAAGAAAGAATGGGTCGAAGACTATTATTTGCAATTAGTGGCCTATGCATTAGCCCACAATGAACTATACGGCACAGATATTAAAGAAGGACATGTGTTCATGTGTTCTAGAGACCTACAATACCAACAATTTGATTTACTACCAGAAGAATTTAAACATTGGGAGTCAAAATGGTGGGATAGGGTATACCAATACTACGACAAGTTCGCATAAATATAATATAATTAAGGAGTTTAACAGTGGCAGTCGTACAGATATCCAGAATTCAAATTAGAAGAGGGCAAAAGAATCAAGGTTCTGGTGTTCCTCAATTAGCAGGTGGTGAGCTAGGTTGGGCCGTAGATGCAAGAGAACTATACATAGGAAATGGTTCTGTGGCCGAAGGCGCACCAGCAGTTGGAAACACAAAGATTATTACACAGCATGACGATTTGTTTACTCTTGCAGATTCATACATATATTTAGGCGGGACAACTGTACAAACAGGAACTTCTGCAACTGCTCCTATCAAAAGAACACTACAAAAACGTTTAGATGAAATTGTTAGTATTAAATCTTTTGGCGCAGAAGGTGATGGCACTGATCAAACTGTTGCTATACAAAGAGCAATAGATCAACTATACATCAATAGTTCTACCAAAGGCACAGAAGCAAGTAGAGTAACACTACATTTTCCTGCAGGTGTATATCAGATTACGTCAACAATTAAAATTCCACCATATGCATCTATCGTAGGTGATGGTATGGACAAAACAAAATTCAACATGACAAATAGTGCCACTGCATTTGAAACTGTTAATAGTAGTTCAACTCCAGGCAACTATGCAAATGACAGTACAAGCACAACACTTAATCAAGCAACTAATATTACATTAGAAGGATTTACATTAGCTACAATGTCTACAACAAATCCTGCAATGATTTTACAGAGTTGCAAGACAAGTAATTTTAAGGAAATAAAAATTACAGGTCCTTGGACCACAGGAACTGCTATCACTACTACCAATGCCGCTATTAAGATGGGCTCTTTAAGTAGTTTAGTATGCACACAAAAAAACAAATTTGATCACGTAAGTATAAACGGTTTTAGTACTGCCATTGCTAGTGACGATGACGTGTACAATAATCATTTCCATTGTTCTTATTTCACAGGAAACGGATATGGTGTACAGTTCGGACAGAATACAGTTCTAGGTTCTCAGGGACAAGCCACAGGACCTTGTAAAAATAAATTTAGCCAATGCCAATTTTCAGATATTGATAAAGAAGGTATTGCAATAGCAAAAGGCACACAAAACTATAGTTCACATAATAATTTTGAAGGCGTAGGAAATGTAGGCGGCAATGAAGGAAATGCACAATTTAGTGTTTTAGATTTCACAGCCGCAGGAAATAGTTCGGTTGAAGATACATTTGCAAGAACATCAGACTTATCAAATAATCAAACCTATATCACAACTTATCCTTACGTATCAGAAATCAAAGGCAAAGTAAATGCTACCTTAGGTGGATTCATGTCACTGGAAGTTACAGAACAGTCATCCGCCACATACTTTTTTAGATTACCAGGCGATTATTCTAGGACTTATGAAGTTGAATATTTTTACAATAGTGGTATAGTAAATGCCCAAAGAAGCGGAAAGATGACTTTCCAATTGGACACAGGTAACAACACCTTAAATTTTATTGATGATCACGATTATCAAGGAGACAGCAACTATGAAACCAATCTCCAATTTACAGCCTCTATGGTAAACACAAATGGACAAGTAGGGGTTGACACAATCATAGTTTCTATGTTAAACTCTACAGTAAATGATACAGGAAGTTTCAACTACAAAATAAAAGTTTTAGGTTAATGTTTGAATTAAAGTTTGAAGATAAAGTTAAAGTCTGGAAAAATTTACGCGAAAAATTAGAAACGCACCCCAGACCTTTCGAGGCTGTGCTTCACTTTGTTAACAAGTTACCCAGATCTTCCAGTAAAACTAATGCATGGGATCCTAAGGCAAAAATAGAACCTTGGCATCTTATTGAAAAGGACGCATTTACTGAGTATGAAATTGCACAACTTACGGCATATACTTTACAGTTAACCGATAGGTTTAGTTCATCTAAAATCGAGATACATATCAGTAAGGAAACAAAGAAAAGTATTTTATTATATTTGGTGTATGTGGATAACTTTATTGTGATTGGTTACAATAACGGTGTTATGACTGTTGAAGAACTGCCTGGTTCTATTGTATCACAAAAGATTTACAAAATGCCATTGCTCAACTAAATATTTTTTATTACAAAGGGAAAGAAGTATGAAGACAGATCTCAATATTACCAAAAGAACAGGACATAGTGTACCATTAGATATTCAAAAAATACATAAGGTAGTAGGTTTTGCCTGTGAAGGGTTATCAGGAGTATCAAGTAGTTTAGTGCAAATGAATGCAGGAATACAGTTTGCAGACGGAATAACATCAAGAGAAATACAAGACTTGTTAGTAAGATCAGCTAACGATCTAATTTCATTAGACAATCCAAACTATCAATATGTAGCGGCAAGACTATTGCTTTACGGAATCTATAAAGATGTATACGGAGGATTTGATAAAACTCCTTTAATAGAAATGATTAAGAAAAACATAGAAAGAAAAGTTTATGATTCAGCTATTCTTGAATCATATACAGAAGAAGAATTTGATAAGATGGAAAAGTATCTCAAACACAATAGAGATGAGAACTTTACCTATGCAGGATTAAGACAAATAGTAGACAAGTATCTTTGCCAAGACAGAAGTTCTGGTGAAATATATGAATCTCCACAACACATGTATATGATGATTGCGGCAACACTTTTTGCAAATTATCCTAAAGAGGATAGGTTACATTACATAAGGAGATATTATGACGCGACCTCACTTTTTAAAATTAATATCCCAACGCCAGTCATGGCCGGTGTCAGAACGCCTATTAGACAGTTTGCTTCGTGTGTCCTTGTTGACAGTGACGATACCCTTGATAGTATCTTCGCAAGTGATATGTCAATTGGTAGATACACGGCGCAGAGAGCAGGCATTGGCATCAACGCAGGAAGAATCAGAGGAATCAATTCAAAGATAAGGGGTGGTGAAGTAGCACATACAGGAGTAGTCCCGTTCCTTAAAAAGTTTGAAGCTACTGTTAGATGTTGTACACAAAATGGTGTTCGTGGAGGAAGTGCTACAACTCATTTTCCTTTTTGGCATCAAGAAATTGAAGACATCTTAGTACTAAAAAATAACAAAGGTACCGAAGATAATAGAGTACGTAAGTTAGACTATTCAATCCAATTAAACAAACTTATGTATGAAAGATTATTGACTCAAGGAGAAATTACTCTTTTTTCACCACATAGGGTTCCAGGTTTATATGAAGCATTTTTCAATGATCAAGAAAAGTTTAAAGAGCTTTATGAGAAATATGAAAAAGATAAAACTATAAAGAAAAAAACTTTACCAGCTATGCAATTATTTTCTGCCCTGATAAAGGAACGTGCAGAAACAGGACGTATATACATTATGAACGTAGACCATGCAAATACTCATAGTTCATTTAAAGATACTGTTTACATGAGTAACTTGTGTCAAGAAATTACATTACCAACAAAACCTTTGCAACACATTGATGATCCAGAAGGTGAAATTGCACTTTGTATATTGTCTGCTATTAATGTAGGAACAATCAAAAGTTTAGACGACCTTGAAGAACTTTGTGAATTAGCAGTAAGAGCCTTAGATGAAATAATAGATTATCAAAAGTATCCTATCAAGGCGGCTGAGATAAGCACAAAAGCTAGACGTTCGTTAGGAGTAGGCTATATAGGTTTAGCACATTATCTAGCAAAGAATGGTTGTAAATATTCAGATAAAAAAGCACTAACAAAAGTGCATGAACTTACTGAAGCATTTCAATATTATCTATTGACAGCCAGTAACAAATTAGCACAGGAAAAAGGTAAATGTGATTACTATGATCGCACTAAATATAGTGATGGCATACTGCCTATTGATACATACAAAAAAGAATTAGATGAAATATGTTCTATAACATTAAAATATGATTGGGATAATCTTAGGAAAGACATTAGGCTTCACGGTCTTAGGCACAGCACATTGTCCGCACAGATGCCTTCGGAGAGCAGTTCCGTTGTGTCGAATGCCACAAACGGAATTGAGCCACCTAGAGGATTCTTGTCCGTTAAGAAGTCCAAAAAAGGGCCTCTTAAGCAGATTGTTCCGCAGTATCAAACATTAAAAGATAACTATACTCTACTATGGGATATGCCTAGTAACGATGGTTATATTAATATAGTGGCTGTGATGCAAAAGTTTTTTGATCAAGCCATTAGTGGTAATTGGTCTTACAATCCAACACACTTTGAGAACAACGAGGTACCAATGAGTGTAATGATAAAAGACTTGTTAAACACATATAAGTATGGATGGAAAACTTCATACTATCAAAATACATATGATTACAAGACAGATGGTGATGTAGTAGAAGAAGCACCACAAAAGGTAGAGGCTTTACAAGACAATGAACTTCGTGTTGATAACGAAGAAGATTGTGAAGCCTGCACAATTTAGGAGAAGGAAGAGAAATGGCAAAGACAGTATTCAATAAAGAAAAGATAGACTTTACAAAGCAGACAATGTTTTTTGGTCCAGACCAAAACACACAAAGATATGATGTATTTAAGTTTCCAGAGTTTGATAAACTTAACCAAACTATGTTAGGTTATTTTTGGAGACCTGAAGAAGTTAGTTTACAAAAAGATAGAGCAGACTTTGCCAATTTTAGACCGGAACAACGTCATATATTTACTGCTAATCTAAAGTATCAAACACTTTTGGATAGTGTACAAGGCAGAGGACCTAGCTTGGCTTTCTTACCATATGTTTCTTTACCAGAGCTAGAAGGTTGTATTGTTACTTGGGACTTTTTTGAAACGATCCATTCACGTTCTTATACACACATTATTAAAAATGTGTATCCAGATCCAAGTGAAGTATTTGATACTATTTTGGACGACAAAGAGATTTTAAAACGTGCTCAATCAGTAACCAAAAACTATGATAACTTTACTTTGGCGGCTGATGATTGGTTCCAACGTAAGCAAGGCACCCTTTACGATGTCAAAAAGAAGCTCTACTTGGCCATGATGAATGTAAATATACTAGAAGGTTTACGTTTTTATGTTTCTTTTGCTTGTACATTTTCTTTTGCAGAATCAAAGAATATGGAAGGTTCAGCAAAGATTGTGTCATTGGTAGCACGAGATGAAGCAACACACTTAAATCTTTCTACACATGTTTTGAAGAATTGGATTAAAGGAAATGATGATCCAGACTTCAAAAAGATCGCTAGTGAATGTGAAGATGAAGTTTATGAAATGTGGCGTACTTGTGTTGATGAAGAAAAGGCTTGGGCAAATTATTTGTTCAAGGATGGAGCAATTATAGGATTAAATGAAGAGCTTTTACATCAATATGTTGAGTTTATTGCAAATAGAAGATTAAAAGCATTAGGATATAAAATGATTTATGATCGCCCATTAAACAATAATCCGCTTCCGTGGACACAACATTGGCTTTCAAGTGCAGGTTTACAGGTTGCACCACAAGAAACAGAAGTTGAAAGTTACATAATCGGAGGCATTAAACAAGATGTAGACGAAGATGTACTGAAAGGTTTTAGTTTATGAAGGATGTAATAATCTATAGCAAGACCCATTGTCCAAGTTGTTTAAAAGCAAAAGCAACTTTTGATAAGATGAATGTTCCATATACAGTGAAGACACTAGGAGTAGACATGCAACCCAGTGAACTAATGAAAATCTTTGAAGAAAAGAAACTTCCACAGCCAAGAACAGCCCCACAGATTTTTATAGGTGATACTTATATAGGAGGCTATGAAGCTCTTTTGTCTTATATTGAAAACACAGGATTTAATGGAACTGGATACTCAACAGGATAATATATGTTAATAGAAAAACCAGACTATAGTGTCAATGACACTATTACATTCAAGACTCAAGCAGGCGAAGAAGTAGTCAGCAGAGTTACAGAGATCAATAAAGATTCTATCAAAGTTAGAAAACCAATGGCTTTGACAATGACAGAAAAGGGAATAGGTATGGTGCCATTCTCTCTTACAGTCAGCCTGGATACTGAAATGGTTATTAATTTAGCCACGGTAGTTTTTATCGCCAAGACAGCCGATAGAACCGCAAAGCAGTATATAGAATCGACTACAGGGCTTAAAGTAGCTGTCAATTAAGGAGAGAAAGTTATGTCAGACATACATGAACAAATTAAAGCACAATACGAAGCCTATTTGAACGAAACGGCATCATTTGATGAAAAAGGTGTCAAGGCGGCGGCGGCAAGAGCTAGAAAGGCACTTGGCGAAATGGGTAAGTTAGCTAAGGCTAGAAGAGCCGAAATACAGGAAAAAAAGAATAATATGTAGTTGTTATAGGCTACCTATTAATATATAAATATACTGAAGGCGTGGGTTATAACTACACGCCTTTGGTTTAACAAGGGCATATAAAAACATGGCAAATCAAGGTAAATTAAAGTGGTACAATCATGTCAAAGGATATGGATTCATATCTCGCGATGAAGGACAAAAAGATATTTTTGTACATGTATCCGAATTCCGTAAAGCTGGTATAAAGAAAATTGTTGAAGGTATGATAGTTGAGTACCAATTATCAGATCATAACGGCAAACCAGTAGCTACCGATATCTTAATAGTTCACACTCCAGACAAATAAATATATGTATGAAGGATACAAATTTTGCACAGTTATCGTCTGAAGATAAAGTCGCTGATATAAAAAGCAGAATTATAACTTTCAAACATAACCATCCTAAGCTGTATCCCGAAGTGGAGGAAAAGAAAGAGGAGATGCAAGATCGTGACAGCCGCCTACGTTCTCTTTTTACTCATAGTTAAACACGCAGTAGCAGATCTAATATTACAAAGTAGACTCACCTCAGGTGATAAGGCTGATCTTACTTCTCTTAAAGGGTATAAACATGCACTTGATCACTCTCTTTGCACATTATTAGTTTGCATTTTCTTTGTACCAATTCCTTTCGCATTAGGAATAGCTGTATTAGATTTTGTTTTACATTTCATAATAGACTACACAAAAACAAAAATAATAAGAAGATACAAAATTAAGTATGAAGGTAAGGCTTTTTGGTGTATTCAAGGCGTAGATCAAATAGCACATTATTCCTGTTATATGTTTTACGTTCTTCTCTTGACAAATCAATTATAAGATGCTATAAATATACTTGCAACGTTGAAGCAATTCAAACGCTGTGCAGGACCTGGGGGCGGTACCCAGCAGGTCCACCATAAAGACACTGGAGTTTAGTGATGGTTGAAATAGTTTGGCATATACTTTTGACAGTATGTTTACAAGGTGACTGTATGTCACAAGAAGTAATGACATTTAGAGATCAAAAGACTTGTGAAGCTATAGTACAACGATACACAGAAATTCCAATAGATGGTCACTGGACTAGTGTTACATATATTTGTAAACCAAAAGATTCAGTGTCTTTATGATGGGCCTGAAATAGGATCGACTGGCAGTCAATAGAGTTCGTGGAGTTGTCCGGATCTAAGCTCGGTTAACGCGAAGACACGTTATAGATGCAAACGATAATGTATCAAACGTATTTTCTTTTGTAAACTTCGGTTCACTTAAGAACTACGTAAATGAGGATTACGCCTTAGCGGCGTAATTGCTCGGGGTTGGCAACTTACCTAGCAACAGAAAAGTTGCACTTTTTGGAGAAGTCATGAGGTTAGGCGTAAGAGGTAGTAAATTAGCAATAGCATACGCAAATAAAGTCGTTGATGCGTTACAGTCTCTTAATCCTGTAGACATTGTTAAAATTAAAACCACAGCTGATATCCATGAAAATAAAGCTATCCATGAGATAGGTGGTAAAGGTGTATTTGTTTCTGAGATAGAACAAAGGCTCTTAGATAAGTCTATAGATATTGCTGTCCATTCATTTAAAGATTTACCAGCAGAGATGAATGATGATCTTGAGATAATAGCTGTGTTAGAACGTAATGATCCAAGAGATTGCTATGTTGGTAAACTGCATCCTTATGCAAGAGTAGGTACAGGATCTCCCAGAAGAATAGCTCAATTGAAAAATAATTTTAATGTAGAATTTGATATTAGACCTATAAGAGGTAATATTGATACAAGACTTAAAAAATTAGATAATAATGAATATGATGCAATAATTTTAGCAGTAGCAGGACTAGAAGCACTACGTCTACAGAAAAGAATACAAAAAATACTGCCTTTTGATAAGATGTTGCCATGTGTAGGACAAGGAGTGATTGCTATCCAGGCACGTAAAGATATGCCAGATAAGGATTTCTTTATTCAAAAACTTAATCATTTACCTACTTATTATAGTGTAATGAGTGAAAGAGCAATGCTACAGGAAATTGACGGAGACTGCCATACGGCAGTAGGTGCCGTTTCAACTCTTGTTGGCGACTGTTTAATCTTAGAAGCGATAAATTATAATAACAATAAACATTGGAAAGCAATGAGTAAAAGAAACGAATATATTTGGTTAGGAAGAGAAGTAGGTAAAAATATTAAATGAACGAAAAGTTCCAAAATGCATGTAAACGTATTGAACAAAAAACTCCACCTATATGGTTCATGCGTCAAGCAGGACGATATCATTCACACTATAGAAAACTTAAGGAAAAATGGACATTTGAACAACTCTGTAAGTTACCTAATTTGGCGGCTGAGGTTGCCTTAGGCCCTATCAAAGAATTTGATTACGATGTTGCTATTTTGTTTTCCGATATACTTTGGCCTTTAGAAGGACTAGGAATTCCATTAAAATTTGATCCAGGTCCTAAATTTGAATTTAATCTTACAGAACAAAATGCAGATGAATTAGCAGATACTAATAAGGCACTTGCATTTTTACATTTTCAAAAAGAAGCAGTTGAAATGACAAGGACAAGGTTGTCTAAAGATAAAAGTTTAATAGGATTTGTAGGCGGACCTTGGACACTTATGAATTATGCAGTTGGACAATCAAGGGTAACAAATAAATTTAAACTTGACTACATGGAAAAAATCTTAATACCTTTATTGGTTGATAATATAAAATTACAAATCGATGCTGGTGCAGAAAAAGTTATGATATTTGATAGTGGATTGCACAACATGTCGCAAAGTTTTTTCAAAGAAAAATATGCTCCATTATTACTGCCTTTCGGAGATCCAAACATTGGTTATTACAGTAGGAACTTGCCAGGAATTAATTGTTTGGATGAGATATGCGAAATAATAGTAGGCGGTGTTGGTTTAGATCACAATGTTGATATAAACGATGTATTGACTAGAAGATTTCTATCAGGATTTGTGCAGGGTAATTTTGATGAAAACAAAATGCTTTTACCTGAGCAGGAGTTGAGAAAGGAAGTACATAAATTTTGTGATAAGTTAGAGAACGTAGATAGAACTGGTTGGGTTTGTGGTTTGGGTCATGGTATTAACAAACACACCCCAGAAGAAAATGTTCACTTATTCATTAATATTATACGAAGTAGATTTTAACGTTTTCTGTTTCTTCCCATGTAGTGATCGGCTGGTTCGTAGTTCCATCTTTTTCCATGATGGCCTCTTATGTCAGCGTACCACATTCTGAGACGCACAATAAACTTTCGTAAATTTAAGCTCACTAGATACTCCTTAAAGGTTTTGGAATACCATTTGCTCCTAATATCATTTCACCTGTGTCGGCATAAGCACCGCACATTCGTCCGTTGGACCCGGGACCATAGTATCTTACTGGCTTGACTTCAACAACTTCACCGTCTCTCATCACAGTTCTTTTGTGATGTATAGTTATAACGCCTCGTTGTTTTATCCCTGCCATCTTATCTTCCTATTTTCTTAGAGCGACCAATTGGTAATCTAATCTTCTTTGTCATTTCTTTTCCTTTTTTGCCTATCCAACTTACTATAGTTTCAGTGGCTTTGGCTGATCCTTGAAAAGACTTAACAGCTTTTTTCCAACCCATTGCAGTCACTTCTTTTATTTCCTCGCCGTCTTTAAACTTAAATGTTCTATTTTTGGGCATTGATGTTCCTTTGTGGTTATTTAGTAAAAATTAATAAATATGTATGTATATTACAAAAAGGTGGCTTTAGGTTCCGGATCGGAGAAGAAAATGTATGAATATAAATGTAAAATATTAAGAATAGTCGACGGTGATACTGTCGATGTTGATATCGATTTAGGTTTTGGCATGTGGATGCACAAAGAAAGAGTTCGTATAATGGGTATTGATACTCCGGAGTCTAGGACTAGAGATAAGATTGAAAAGAAGTTTGGATTAGCCAGTAAAGCCAGACTGAAGGAACTTATGCCAACTGGTTCCAAACAAATACTACATACTCAGATAGACAAATCAGGAGAAGATAAAAAAGGAAAGTTTGGTCGCATACTTGGCGACTTTTTGATTGATGAATTATTTGTTACCAACATAATGATTAACGAAGGGTATGCAGTAAAATACAATGGCCAGAATAAAGAAGAAGTAGAACAAGCTCACTTAAATAATAGAGAACGTCTTATTAAAGAAGGTAAAGTTGTAATATGAACACCATTACATTTATTTTTTTAGCAACATTATTTTATGTTGCACAGCCTGAAGTCAAGGAAAATTTGTTTAGCCATGCTATAACTTTCACAAGTTATGAACAATGCGAAACATTTTTTGATGACTACGGCGATAAACTATTAAATGGCGTAATTGATCATGGCACTAAAACTTATGGACAAGAAGTAGGAATAGATTATTTTGCCTGTGCCAAAGTGAAAATCAATATGCAAATGCCCGGACAACCAGAAGTACTTGGACAGAAGGTGATGTATCAAAGATGAAATGGTTTATAGTTGCCTTGATGGCTACAATTCAACCAGACATGAGTAGAGATGTGTTTGTATTTTACAAACCCACATTTGATACAGTTGAGGAATGCGTTTCCCATGTCCAAAAATTTCCACAACCCCTAATGTGGAAATTGGCACAAGAGTTTCCAAATGACAAATTGGATAGAATATTATGTGTTCCCGAAGAAAATGTTAGGGGATTAATTCAACAAAGTACTCCAAAAGACAAAAATACCTTAGATACTTAACCAAAACAGGTTGACACAATACAACTCCTATATTATATTGTAACTATTATGTTTATAAAAGATAGACTAGTAACAAGTATAAGAGCTCTTTCGGGCTCTTTTTTTAATAAAGGAGGCACGATGCCAAGCAATAATAATAAAGGCTCTACTTACTTTAGAGTAGGCACACAGAAACAACAAATCCTAGCAAAATACTGGGGTACAGGTAAGACTTTCACACTAGAAGGTTTGACTGATAAATTGGACGCAATGTCACCTGGTGCTAGAGTACATGAAATCAGAGAAGCTGGTTTTAATGTAAGATCAAAGCCAATTTACACAGGTGAAGTTGGTAGACCAGCACTTGAATATTCAATTTCAAGAAGAAGAACTTTTGCATATTAACCAAAAGTCTTGACAATCTAAACAACTCCTGTTATTATTAAACAATAACTAATAGCAGGAGTTTTTTTATGACTATGCACTTACAACGTGGACTTACCACGTTGAACACAAAGAAACGTAAAGCATCCAAGAGAAAGCCTGACAGCTATTACATGGATGGTTGGCGTAAGCACAATAAGTTTTATAAACAAAAAAATCTTCAAACAATGACTCTGGACGAATATATAGATTATGTCCACGGGGTATACAAACCCAAGTCGCAACCAAGGGCAATACAAACACCTTGGCATCATACAGACTCTACGTTCAGGAGAGAATCAACTAATGTACCTAGTCATAATAGTGAACATAGTTTTGCTCCAGCAACAAAGAAAGAGTCAATGCAATACACAGGTGAGAGAAGGCTTGTTGGTATAGCAATGATGCACAAGAGTAATTTGGTTCCCGTCTTTGCTGACGATGACGACAAAACAGGTTCAAAACAAGCAACTGAAATTGCACAAATGAGGAGGAACTAATGTCGGAGTATTACAATTTTGTTACATCCATTAAATATAATATGGGGTTGATATTTAAATTTCTCTCAATCCTGACTTTTGTGTTTGTGTGGGTACCAATGTCATATGCCCAAGCAATAACTTTACAGAACGCAGTTGAGGGAGAATTATATACTGAATCTACTCATCCAGAGCTATACTGTTTGGCAATGAATATATACTTTGAAGCCAAATCAGAACCGGTAGCAGGCCAATATGCAGTGGCGGATGTAGTACTAAATCGTGTTAATGACGCAAGGTATCCGAACTCTATCTGTGAGGTCGTTTTGCAAGGTCCAGTTAGGGAAAGTTGGAAAACAAAACAAGATCCTGACTTGCCTAAAGAAAAACGTAAATTTAATCCTATTAAACATAAATGTCAATTTAGTTGGTATTGTGACGGCAAAGCTGATAAAATCCGAGACGGCGATGCTTGGCGTAAAGCACAGGAAATTGCATATCGCATTGTTTTTGAAGCCAAGTTTAGAGGAGTGACGGAAAGTGCTACCCACTATCATGCAACCTATGTAAGTCCAAAATGGGCACCTGAGTTGGATTTGGTAGGTAGAATAGGAACTCATATATTTTACAGATGGCCGTAAAACTTTGGAAAAAGATTCCACAACGTATTAGAACAATATTTTTACTTTTATTGTTTTGGATCACCACGGTTGCTGGTGCCTATGTAACAGGAACCTATCAACCTAACAAATGGGTCGTGGCAGAGCTAACCAAAAAGACACAGAACAAAGTTCAAACCGAATGGGAAAACTACGGCTTCTATGAGCCAGATATGAACTATACAGATAATCTATCTTTTGTAAAAGCAGTCACGAAATGTATTGACTATATTAATTTGACTACCCCTGTTGAGCAAAGGGTTCCAAGAGAGATAATAGTTGCTATGGCTGTGATAGAAACTGGCTACGGTACAAGTAGATTTGCTCTAAAAGGAAATAATTTATTTGGTATTAGGACCTGGAATAACGATGAAGCACAACTTAAACCAAAAGATAATCCTGATGTGATTTGGGGAGTAAAGACTTATATTACCAAATGCCAATCTGTCAAAGACATGGTATCAATAATCAACAGACTTCCTCATTACGAAGATTTTCGTGAAGTAAGAGACTATCAAATGAAATCAGGAGACAAAGATATTTTTGCTCTTGTGCCTCTTTTGAGCGAATGGAGTACAAATCCAAACTACACAAAGTTAATAATTTCAAAGATTAAAAAGATACAAACTATTTTGGCAAAACAAGTATCCAAAACATCTTGACTTTATTTATAGACGATAGTATACTACTTAAACAATGAAACTAAATGGAGGCTTTGATGAAAGGCATTTTTAAACTAGGCGCAATTATTACAACAATGGCAATGCTCAATGCATGTTCAAGTGGATATGTAACTATTGCGGAACGTGACAACTATGCACAACCTACATGGTATGCAAAATGTGCCGAGACTGGTACAGAAGGCTGGTTTTGGTGGAAAGAAGAATATGCTTATGCCTGTGGTGCAGGTGTTAGTGTTTTCGAACAAGCCGCTGAAGAGCAGATGTATGCTATCGCAATGAACAACTTTGCGAAAAGGATTAACAGTACAGTTAACAGTGATACTAAGATCCAATTTAAGAATAATAAAGGTGCAGAAACTAAAGAGACAACCACTTATATTAGCTATCAGGTAAACGATACTAAGATTCGTGAGCATGTTTCACGTGAAACTGGCACATACAAATATGCTGGTAAGACTTATACTTTTGTAAAATTAAGCATGAAGAAAGAAACTTTCGATGCTTTATTGGCAGAAGCTAAGTCACGTGATGCTATCGCACAGAGTAACTAAGATGAAACATCTTATAATGATGACAGGAGCAATCGCCATACTATCGGCTTGCTCCTCTCACAATCAACCTGTTATGTCTCAATTTAAACCGCAGTATTGTTATCAAACTACAACTATTAATACCACAGATGGTAATACTGTAAATAGCAAAGGCACAACAGAGTGTTCGGATAATCCAAAAAATAAACATTTTTTAGCATACAGTGAAATTGCTAAAGATTGCAGGGAGTATTGGTATGATATTTGGCTTAATGGAAAGGCAGTTGCACAACGTGGCTACGTCTGTCAAAAAATTAACGGCGAATGGGAAATCGTTAGCCATCCTTATAATTAGTTTCGGACTTCTTACTGCTTGTCAAACAGGACAACAGTTTCACACAACAAGTCATAGTACAGTTTCAAGCACACATGATCTATATCATCCAGGTAATAGTACTTTTGCATTGGCAGTAAATGCCGTACAATGGAAAACATCTATGATGAATGATTATGATAGAAAACAACAAGAGAATGCAGTATTCTTCGCACTTAACAATCTAAAGACAGGACAAATTACTCGTTGGTATAACGGTAACACAGGTGCAAGGGGCACAGTAAAAGTATCTATGAGCTATCCACAAGGCAGTGGCTATTGTAGGGTTTTGATGACACAAATTGTTTATAACAACAAGAAAAGAGACTTTTCCGAGACTGCTTGTATTAACAGTACTGATAACACTTGGCGTTTCGTCAGGTAAATACTTAACTTAATAAGGACAACAATGGCATTAGGTATATTAGTATTATTATCTGCTTTAAGTATTTCAGCAGTCGCAATTTATTATAGTATAGCAGGACTCGTAGCAATATTTGCCGCGGCCGCTATTCCCATAATGGTCATGGGAACTGTATTAGAAATAGGAAAACTTGTAACCGCTGTCTGGTTACATAGGTATTGGAGTAAGGCGGTATGGTGGCTGAAAACATATTTAAGTGTTGCAGTTGTTGTCCTTATGTTTATCACAAGCATGGGTATCTTTGGATACCTGTCCAAAGCACATATAGAACAAACTTCTGCTAGTATTGAATCTGTTGAAAAGATTTCTCAACTTGAAACTGAGATTGCTCGTTACACCAACATAGTAGAAAGAGCAGAACAAAAGATAGAAAAGGCTGAAAATGCAGGTGCTAATAAAAATGATACAATACAGGATCAAATTGATAGAGAACAGAAACGTATTGATACTGCATATGACAGAATACAGCCTTTAGTTTCAGAACAACAAAAGATAATACAAGCAGAAATAGAACGTAAAGATAAGAAGATTGAACCTTATCTTGCACAAGTTTCTAGTATTGATGCTGATTTGGCTACATTAAACGATTTACTAAACAGGCGTGATGGTGAAAGTATTAGACGTCTACAAAGTATTGTTGGTACTAGAGTTGACGGAACATACGGTAGCCGTACTGCAAAACAGGTTGAAAACTATAGAGAAGGTTTGATTGCTAAACGTGAAAGCATATTAAAGACAATAACACAAATAGAAGAAAAGGAATCACCTATAATAGTTTCGGCCAACGAAGAAATAAAAAGACTTCGTGACATAGCTGAACAAGAAATATCTGATTCTAACAAGGTAATTAACAAACTTAGATCTGAGATAGGTACAGTGGTAACGGATAATAGCACTGAGCTTATTGAAGGTGAACTACTTAAAATTAAAAAAGCCAATGTAGAAATAGATGCACTTACAGAACAAAAATATACAATTGAAGCTGAGTATAGAAAATTAGAGGCTGAAGTTGGTCCTATAAAATATATTGCAGAATTTATATATGGAGAAGAGGCAGATAGAGATTTATTAGAGGAGGCAGTACGATGGGTAATTATTCTTATAATATTTGTTTTTGATCCTTTAGCAGTTCTATTGCTAATTGCAAGCCAATATACATTTGAATTATCAAACCCAAAACGTAGGGGGTTGGCCTGGCGTGAATATGAACAGTCAAGAGCTAAAAAAATTATGGAAAATGAACCTCCCTTACAAGACGAACCAGGGATTGAACCAGAAGAAGAAAAAGATAAAGAGGAGGAAGTAGATGATACACGAGATATTGACCTTACAGTTCAGACACCTACAGATGTTGGACAGGATGATGGGAACGAACAACGAAACGACCTACAAGACATTAACGTGGCAGATGATGAACGAGATGGAAAAGCCAGTGATGAAGCAGATATTCAGCCAGGGGAGGAAGTGGAGAAGGTTGAAGGACAGGTTTCTAACAACCAAGTAGTCGAAAAAAAAGATTCCGAATCATCGGTAGAATCAAAAAGCAATCTTGATAATTGGAACGAATGGGTTGAAGCCGCTAATGCTGAAGCAGAGAAAGATTTGGGTGAAACCTTTACTCCAGAGCAAATATCAGAAAGAGCTAAACTTTTAGAGACTTATGAAAACGACAACGAATGGACTAATGCAAAACGACGTTGGAAAGATGATAATCCAGATCAAAATATCAAGGATTGGAAACAAGCATATATTACAGGTAAGATAGAAGAACTTCCTTGGGCAAGATTCGTAAGCAACAAAGAAGTTTTGGAAGAAGAAATTGGAAGATTGAAACCTGACCTAACAGAAGTAATTGAGCCACAAGGATATAAGCAAAATGAAGAACAAAACGATAAGTCAGTTTGGAACAAGATCCGCGATAATGACAAGTAAATAATAGGATGCCTGATCCTACAATAAACCTAATAACCGCTCCAGATAAGCTATTAAACAACAATGCAAGTGTATTGTTGGTTAATCCTAGCGATACAGTTAAAGAGCAATTTAACCACCATGCAAAGCAGTTTAAAGCACCAATAAACTTATATTTGTATGAAAATACACAAGAACAATTAGGATGGCTATTTGATACTATACCAGTAGTAGATTACATAGTTTTGGATATAGATAGCACCATTATTGAACAATGGGTAATTGGATACATTTTACATTTTGATAAAACTTTTTACTTGACAAACAAGGCAGATAGATTGTATAATGTAATAAATGTTAATAGAATATTTGAACTTAAACAATTTTTAGAAAGGATAAACTATTTTGGGGTGGAATAACAAGAAGCAGTGGAATACTAAAAAACAATTTGACAGAAAGCCAAAGGACCGACCATTAGGTGCTGGCATTTATGTTGAAGTAAGAAACAATGATGTGAATAAAGCATTACGTATCTTTAAAAAGAAGTTACAGAATGAAGGTATTCTCCAGGAATACAAAGAACGTCAACATTATGTAAAGCCGAGTGAAAAGAAAAGAAAAGATAAGGCGGCTGGCAAAAAACGTTGGTTGAAAAAACAAGAAAAATTAGCGAACGAACGAGGTTACTAAGATGGCACTAAACGCCGAACAATGGTTTCCCAGTGTCATTTGGTCTGGAATGCTTAATGGTGTAGACAATGACAAAATTGAAACTTTTGCTTATGACAGAAAGAACTTAGATAAAGGAGTTCAGATTAGTAACTATATAGGATGGCAGAGTAATTCTGTCAAGCAGGGCGATAACGAAGAATTTGATGCATTAGTAAATGCAATTACAGAACAGGTAAACTTTTGTGCGGCTCAGGCTGAAATGCCTGCCTTACAAATACAAAATATCTGGATGAATATTAACACACCAGGAGCATACAATACATTACACAATCACGCCGGAGCAGTATTAAGTGGTGTTTACTATATTAAAAGCGATCCAAGTCAAGGCAACATTATGTTTGAAAGAAATGATGGTGCAGAATATTTTTTACCTCCTATGGAAAAGCCTAATTATTTTACAAGTACCGCAACAACTTATAAGGCAATGACAGGAGCCATCTATGTGTTTCCTGGTTGGTTGAAGCATAGTGTACAACCTAATCTGACTAAAGATGACAGACTCAGTATATCATTTAACTATGGAGTGACCAAATGAGAATCGAACATGATGTAAAACTAGACTATCAAGATGTCCTATTCAAACCCAAGAGATCAACTCTTACATCAAGAAAAGATGTTGACTTGACTAGGAGTTTTAAATTTTATAATAGTGGTAAGGAATGGACTGGTATTCCTATCATGGCAAGTAATATGGACGGTGTCGGTACTTTTGCAATGGCCAAAGTATTGCAAGATCATAAAATGATTACTGTTCTTAGAAAACATTATTCATTAGACGATTGGAAGACTGCCATTGGAGATGGCGTAAAAATGAAGTACCTTTCTGTTTGCACAGGCACAGGAGTAATATGGGATAAAAATGCACCAGACTATGCGGTTATGAAAGAAGTGCTTAAAAGATATCCTGATATTCCGTTCATCTGTGTTGATGTTGCAAACGGATATCATGAAAATTACGGAGACTTTATTGAAAGATTGAGATACGAACACCAAGATAAAACAATTATTGCAGGTAATGTAATCACTGCTGAAATGACCGAAGAATTAATTCTTAGGGGTGCTGACATTGTAAAATGCGGAATTGGCCCTGGATCAGTATGCACTACACGATTAATGACTGGTGTAGGTGTGCCACAACTGTCTGGAATAATTGAATGTGCAGATGCGGCCAATGGCGTGGGAGGACATATTATTGCTGACGGCGGTTGTGTATATCCCGGAGATGTAGCAAAGGCTTTTGGAGCAGGAGCTCACTTTGTTATGCTTGGTGGTATGTTGGCAGGACACGATGAAGCTGAAGGCGAGATTATAGATGGTAAAGTACAGTTCTATGGTATGAGCTCCAATGCGGCTATGTCTAAGCACGGAAGCAGAAAAGATGGTTACAGAGGTGCAGAAGGCAAAGTTGTGCAAATTCCACACAAAGGTAAAGTAATTGATACAATCACAGAAGTACTAGGTGGTGTAAGATCTGCTTGTACATATATAGGTGCTAAGAGACTAAAAGATATGGGTAAATGTACCACTTTTGTCCGTGTAAATAATGTGGTAAACAAAGTATTCAACAGTTTTGAATAAAAAATCACTTGACAATAAGCCATTTACTGCTAAAATAGGAATTACTATGATAAATAGTATTGTTGAAGATATGCCAGGGTTGGGTATTTTCAATAGGGCATGTAGCCCAAATAACGTTAACTTGCTTAATATAAGGAGAAAACAATGACAAGAGTAACTACACTAAACCTTCCCACTTTTCACAGATCTATGATTGGCTTCGACAGCTTGTTCGATGAAATGGACAGAATGTTCGAAAACAGTACAAATGGAGCTGGTGGATATCCTCCATACAACATAGCTAAAATTAGCGATGACGAGTTTATGATCTCAATCGCAGTTGCAGGCTTTGGTATGGATAACCTAAAGATTGAAAAGGACAAAAATGTTCTTAAAATCGATGGTACTCAGCCAAAAGGTGCTGACGAAGTGAACTATGTTCACAGAGGTATTGCTGGACGAAACTTTACTAGAGAGTTCACTTTAGCTGAACACGTTGATGTAAAGTCAGCTAAACTAGAAAAAGGTATGTTAAATATACATCTAGTGAGAGAAGTTCCAGAAGAGCTCAAGCCCAAAACAATTAAAATTGTAGAGGCCGAGTAACAGTGGTAAAGTTTAGGGGGTGAAAACCCCCTAAACAGAACAGGAGTTATTATGACAGTAACAGTTGAAATAGATACTAATATTGACATACAGGAAAAAGTCAAAAATATCGTTGAAGAGCCTGGAAAATACAAGGTTATTTTCATGAACGATAACCAAACACCTATGGATTTTGTAGTTTCAATCCTAATGGAGATTTTCAAACATACTGAAAAAACAGCACAAGAATTAACAATGAAAATCCACAGTGATGGTAGCACAGTGGTAGGATTATACACATTTGAAATTGCTGAGCAAAGATCATTAGAAGCCACTAAATTAGCACGAAGCAATGGCTTTCCTTTACAGATAGCAATTGAAAAAGAATAGCATAAATAATGTATATGAATGATAACTTAAGGAGTATACAATGAGCTTACAAAGTTTAACATCTGCATCGCAATCAAACGCGGAATCAACTTCGTTTGCAGTTGAAATGAATGCAGGCAAATTAAGCAACGACAAATATCTAAAGTTTCTTTGGAATATGTACATGCTATATGACATCATGGAAGATGTTTCATTGAGCATGGGTTGTTTTGCACCAAAAGACCCGCAAATGCCAGCTGGTGATGAACCACTAGATGGACTTATGCAGGCTGACGACATCTTGGCTGACTTTAAAGAATTAGGCGGAGATGAAGCTAACCCACCGGCAACAGTGGCGGCAGTAGATGAATACATTAATCACATTATTAAAAGTATTCAACACGATAAGCAGAAGCTTATGGCCCATGTTTATGCTAACCATATGGGAGACCTAGAAGGTAAGCATAAAGATAAAGTTCCGGGTAGTGGTAAAATGTATCAATTCTCAGACATGACTGTTTCAAAAGAAGAAATGAAAAAGCTTCTTGAAGCAAGAGTAAGTGAATCTGATTCAGTTGAGTGCAATATTGCTTACGGGTACAGACAAAAAATCTACGAACAATTAGCATAAGAAGAATCAGTTATGATTTGGGATCAGCTGGTAAAGTGCCAAGACCAGATTATCCAGATGTTTGATCATCATGGAACAGAAATAAATGAGCCAGGAATGGATCATTTTAATCAACCTGACAGCGGATGGATAAACAGAGTCTGGCAAAATGAAGACGTTCGTCGAGCCCACATAGATGTTGTAGATGCAAGGAAATCAAAGGGCTTATGGATGATGCATGTATGCGTTTTTCCAAATTTACATAACGATGGTCCCATATATGGCTTTGACGTAATTGCTGGTAAATCTAAAATGACAGGTGCATTTCATGATTTTTCTGCAAGTTCGGGAGGTGAAGACCACCCAATGGTTCAATGGTATCAGGATGCTGTCAAAGATTTTATTCCAGAAAAAGTACGTGAGTTGCCTGAATGGGCAAGAAATATTTTTACGCCTAGCATGATTGCGGCTAGTAATGTAAGAGAAGAAGAAGCTGGAGTTATCATTCAAATAGCTCTGGATAATCTTTACACGTATCTTGATACTATTGGCGAATACAACGGGCAAGGAGAAAGAGATTTAACTCTTGCCAGTCAAAATTATTATTGTGAAAATCAGCAACAGAACCCACATACACCGCGTGTCATGAAGTCCTTAGGATTAGACGAAGCAGATGTAGATAAGTTCTGCACTGATATGTTATTTCCTAAAATTTAGTTAGCAACTACAGGATTATTCAAAGGATTGTCTAAAGCCTTTTGGATCTTAAGATCTAACTGGTTTTCAAGTTCATCAATTTTCTTATCCAGTCTATCAAGTTTACCATCCATTCGTAATTCAAAGGTATTGATAACACCTCTGACAGTATCTGTATTAGCCCTGTTTCTTTCGTCTTGTTTATCCATGCTATCATGTAAATCTCCTACATCATCTTTGAGCTCGATCTTAATATCATGAACATCACTTTTTATATCACTTAAGGTCTCTTTGAACATACCTATTTCATCTTTCATTAAGATATAGTCCTCTTTAAGTATTGCTAGATTTTTATCGAATTCACTAAGATCAGGAGCCACATAGGCATCTATCTTTTGTTCCATCATAAGATATCTGTTATAAAGTTCAAAGCCTCCCCAAAGTCCGCCAATAATGGTACCTATTAAAGGCAGTATAAGTAACATCTTACTACCGCCTACTTTGATACCTTTGTATTCTATTTCTGCCATTTGTTTCTCCTATTAAATGTAGTTATTTATTGTAAACCAAGTCCATATCCTGGTTTGTACTGTTCGTTTATCATCTCGTTCATCAGGTTATCCTGTGCTGAACCAAATAAAGCACCATATGGATCGCCCATCATAATCTGGTCCCTATACACTTGGGTATCGGAATACCATTCCATTGCATCTTCGTTTTGTTTTTGTACATATTTTTTGAAGTTTTCAGTATCGGCCAATGATTGCATGACTGCAATTTTAGTTGTTTCGTTTATAGCACTATAAGTATCTGCCATTGCACTTAATATCCTATTTGCTATCTTCTGTTTTGCTTTTGCTATTTCCAGTTTAACTTTCTCGGCCTTTCTCTCGTTTGATTTTGTCTTGGTTTTATCTTTTGATTTTCCTTCGCTTTTTCCATCATCTTTTTCTTCTCCTCGAGTGTCATTTCCCCCGGGAGAGTCTCCATCTTCTTGATTAGTGTCATTTGTTCCGCTACTTTCGGCTTCGGATTCGGTTTCTGACCCACTGGTATCTCCTTCAGAATCAGCGTCTCCACTGGCTTCTGATGCAGGTTCATTGTTATCTTCTCCCACTGGCTGTTCAACATTGCTATTGGACTCTTGTAAACTTTCAGTTTGCTCAGTGGTGGACGTATCGGTTCCGACTTCGGTTTCGGAAACTTCCGGTTCCGTACTGGCATTTTCGGATAGCCCTCCTTCAGTTGTATTTACTTCTACTTCAATAACTGGTGCCTCCACTGATACCTCTATATCAGCTATAGCTGAATCAATTTGTGAACCTATGTCGGCTTCTATTTCTGCCACCGTAATCTCTGGTATTTCAGTTCCGCCTGTGTCCATGTCAAAATCTAAGCTAATCTCTGCTATTGTTTCTACTTGCACAACTCCTGTGTCTAAGTTTGTAGAACTCATTTCAACTGTGGCTACATTAGTTGTTTCATCTACTTCTACTGTAAACTCCATTTCAATACCGCCGCCTGTTTCTTCGTTGACTATTTCTATTTCAAATGAATCAACTTCTGTGTAATCTATAGGCTCGACTACGATTGTATCTTGTATAGGATCTCCTATATATACACTTGTTAGTGTATCTTCTGATGTATTGTATATTGTTTCCTGTGTGCTAAGAACAATATTTGTTATGGTTTCTGTAATAGTTGTTATAGCATCATATGTAAGTGTCATGAAAGGATCGCTAAACACAGGGCCATAATAACCTGAGTGGTATCCTGCGTCAGCTCCCCACAGTTCCATCTGTCCCCATACCTCTGTGTAATTGTTTGTAGCAATGTCTTGCGTGAATGAATGTGTTTGTGTACCGTTGTATGTAAGTGTTACAAAATTACTGTACTCGCCTATCAAATTGGTAGCATTGGCTCCTGCCGCCTTATAAAGTTTTGCCGTAATTCTAAATACGTCCTTACAATCTCCTCCTGTGTTAGCACATAAAGGAACAGTGGTATTTGATTTGTGTGATTGTACATCAACACCATAGTTTAATTGAAATCCTGATTGTATTTCTGCAACAGTCAAGTCTAAGCCCATTTCAAATTGTTCTGACTGTATTTCACCTCCACCTAATGCAAGGAAGTTTGAATTTTGTTCGGTTACAAGATTGTTATTTGTATTATTCATATAACCAGTACAGGCTTCCCCTGCACCAACAGTTGAACTTGATCCACCTGTTCTACATTGTGTTTGACCTTCCAGCTTTACTCTACCAGTCGAAGACCAATCAGTATCATTTATAGTAGGCAAAGAGTTCGAAGTGGTTGTAGACGTTAGGACAGTTGTCTGTTGTGTGGTAGTGGTAGTTGTAGAAATTTGCTCAATGACTGTTTCTGTATATTGTGTTGTAGTTGTTGTATCTTCAAAGCCACCATTAAGTGCAACCTCTGTGTTTGTAATTACAGATGTGATTGTGCTAGATGTAACAGTACCGCCGTTAGGTCCGGTATCCCCTACTTGATATTGTTGGGTGTATGCTTCTAAAGGATTAGAGTAAAAGCAAAAGCAAAAGACCACCAAAGCCCCAAGTAGTTGCTTTATTTTGCCATTCTTTTTCGTATGCTTCAAGATCATTTTCTTTCAACCATTTGTCGTAATCGGGACGCTTTTCAGGATTTTCTGCCCAAGCCTTAGCCGCTTCGATACCAATCTTGCCTTTGTAAGGACATGGCGTACCAGCCATCTCCATTGATTCAAAGACCCTTGCGTCTTGGCATAGCAGGGACACAGCCGCTACCTTCATGCCCATTCCATAAAGGGCTCTTGATAGTTTAAGTCTTTCACAGTTTAAATCTCTAATAGTAGTACCGCCAGCAATACCTAACACCTGTGTTTGTACAGCGGCACTGGTTCCTGTTGAACATACGTCTTGATTGTTTATCATGACATTGGGTGCTGATGCTGTTGGTGGTGTTTTATCTACAGTGGTAGTACCTGTTACAGTTGATGTTACAGTATTTGTTTCTGCTTGTAAGGCCATAGGCCAGAAGAATGCGAGTAATGAAATTACAATTAAATATTTTTTCACGGATTTTTTGCCCTCTTTACTTTCTTACTAGTTGTTAATATACTATGCTATTATTTATGCCTAGGTGTAAATATTTTTACACCATTATTATATATAAATTAAATGCATACTAAATACAGTATGAAGAAGAACCAGGAAATATCAGAGCAGGACTTTATCTGGGATCAGTTCGACAATCTTTTTGGTCCTATATCAAAGGATATGAAGGCAGAAACATTACCGCAAGAAGTGGAAAAACTTGAAGTGAAAAGAATACAATTATCCTTAGAACAGAACCAAGGAAATAGGACTAAAACTGCTGATGAATTAGGAATTGGGCGAACTAATTTGATTGCTAAATTAAGGAAGTATAACTTACTAGACTTTGTTGCATGAAAGCCCTCACGCTCTAATAGTATTTAGTTCTAAACCAGTTTTTAGAGCTTACATTTCTCGCCTAGATATATAACTTAAAATATATAATTAATCCACAAAAGGACAAAAGATGATCGAAGGATTTACCTTACCAAAAGCAACGTTTCGTACCCGGGCGTTTGATGAGTCAAAAATGGAATACTATTGGTTGGACAAAACCACTGATGATTATTTCAAGGGTAAAAGAGTAGTGCTATTCAGTCTACCAGGTGCATTTACTCCTACGTGTTCAAACTATCAGTTGCCTGGATTTGAAGAAAATTATGATGCAATCAGAAACCAAGAAATTGACGCAGTTTATTGTTGTAGTGTAAATGATGCATACGTAATGAATGCATGGGCAAAAGAACAAAAGATAGAAAATATACAGATGATTCCGGATGGTTCAGGAAACTTTACTAGATTCATGGGAATGTTGATTGGAAAGAATCACTTAGGATTTGGTATGAGAAGTTGGAGATACATGGCAATCGTTAATGACGGTGTGGTTGAAAAATGGTGGCAAGAGCAAGGCATCAACAACGAAGGCAGTGATGACGATCCCTATGTTGAAACAACACCTGAAAACTGTCTACAATATCTAGACAAAAGCATTTAAAGGAGATAGTATGCAAAAAATATTTTTAATCATTTCGGCTGGACTGATGCTCACTGCATGTGGCACAAGTTATATAACCAATGACGGTAAAAGACTATTGGAAAATAGTGCCCTTGGTTGTGTAGCAGGTGAAGTGCTGTTTGGTGAGTGTGCCAAAGGTGCGGCAGTAGGCGCTGGCGCTACGGTTATTTCAGATCAAAAGAAGTAGCATTATTCACTGAAATTCCGATAAAGATTTAGCCAAAATTTATTGACATGTAAAAATAAGTTTGTTATAATTAAAACTTGATACATTAGCTATAGGAGTTTCAAATGTATAAAATTTTCAAGGCAGTTCCAGAGGCAAGGTCTCGACACACTACACATAAGTATCCTTGGGCCGGTATGAAACCCGGGTCAGCAATAAACATTCCTGCAGATGATCCTGCAAGTCAAAGGAAAAGGGGCGGAACTTGTAATGCACAAAGCTCTGCTTATGCTTATGCAAAGCGTCATGGTGTAAAATTTACAAGCAGACGAATGACAGACGATAGTATTACTATCTATATGATATAACAGAATGGGTGTGGTGTCAATGGTAGCACGTTGGTCTCCAAAACCAAAAGTGAGGGTTCGAATCCTTCCACCTGTGCCAACACAAGACGTAAATAAAACGTATGAAATTATATAAACAAAACATTGATAATTTTTTTAGATGGGTAAAAGGCACAGAATTAGTAGAGCTAACTGATATTGATGTTTCAGAAGATCCTGTCAGACCAGAATTAGATTTAGAATGGAGACTTTCAGCAGAGAGAAAAATCTATGGTTTGAAATATGAGGATAGTATAGAAGCAATCATTTGTGTAGCATACACCAATGAAGTACCTAGCACAGTTAGAGAAATGGATTATATGAGTCAAGTGGCTTGCCAAGACGGACAATGTGGTAAAATAGCAGTTGCATATACTGTTTGGTCTCGTAAAAGAGGTGCCGGAAGAGAGATTATCAATAAAGTAAGGGAGTTTTTAGTTAGCGAAAGAATTGCGACGAAACGACTTGTTACCCTATCTCCGCTTACACCTATGGCTACCCATTTCCATATAAGCAATGGAGCCAAGCAGATCAGCATAAACGATACTACTCAAAACTTCGAATATACAATATAGTGTATGTGCTATTATTTTATATACTACATATAGTTTTTTTACGTATCCCACCAATTTTTCTTGACAAACAGGTTAAATAGTAATATACTTAACATATTAATTGCATTGCGGAGATCATTATGCACATTACAACCAGAGGCGGCTCAAGAACACAGAAGAAATACGTTAAAAGCATGGCTGATTTTTGTGGTGAAAAACTATTAGGTTCAAGGTTATATCCAAAAATTGAACTTAGAATTGAGTTGGTAAAAAACTTAATGAAAAAAGAAAAGATCTATGGAGATGCTATTTGGGAAGACGATGAACGTTATCCTAAAGAGTTTACAATTAGAGCAGATGCTTCGCAACCATTAAGACGTATATTAGAAACAATAGCACATGAAATGGTACATGTAAAACAATATGCAAAGGATGAATTACACGAATATACTATGAAAAAAGGACATAGATATAAAGGTAAATTCTTTTCTGATAAGTTAGATTACTGGGATGAACCGTGGGAAATCGAAGCCCATGGTAGAGAGACTGGCTTGTTTGTTCGATGGGCAGAGAAACATAAATTGGGCAAAAGAAAATGGACTCAAGATCCTGGTGAAGCACAATAATGGAAATACTATACTCCCTTCTTCTAATACTTGGTATATACGGATTAGCAATTTGGTTACTAATTATTTGGAATAACGAAAAAATCTCTTGACAAATTAGTTTTTAGTTGCTATATTAGTAATATGTTTATTACAAAAGAGGCACCAATGAAGGCAAAATCACGAACAATAAGTACCCAAAAAGCATTGGCTGTTGCATTTATGGCTGATAGATTGAACGGTGGGTATGTCAAAGAAACAAGACGTTTTTCAGAAGACGTTCCTACACTATTTGCTAACAAAGAAATAGTTAAATTTTATTTCGAAGAAGAAGATAACTTTACGCCGAGCGATTATGTCAAGGCAATTCCTAAAGACGAAGATTTTGATAGTGTTGATATTGCTCTAAATCATTTTAAAAGATACAGTATGGAAATACTTGGTGACAAGTTGAACGATTTCCAGAAAGATATTTTTTCCTGCGTCGCAGGTGAAGTTGTACACAAAGGTAAATTGGGCATCATATCGTATATTCCTGAACTAGTAAGACGTGAAGTGGAAGAAGGGAAACTTAAAAAATTATTAAGAACAGAATATAGAAACAGTGAACCTGTTGGTGAAATGTTAAAGCCTGTGGTAGGTAACATGAAAATACTGTCAAGAACATACAGTTCTAATTGGGACTCATATAATTATCTTGCAGACATGACAGGCAACATTGTAAGTTTTATGAAAAAAGATAAATTTGAAGTTGGTACAAGATTAAACTTCAAGGCTAAGGTTAAAGGACATCAAAAAAATAAATTGTTTGATGGTATTAACGAAACAAGATTAAATTACATAAGGAAAACTAAATGAGACCAACCTACGATAATAAATGTATGGTGACCTGTACAGATAATGATAAAGTAGCAGAAGCAGAAGTGGATTATTTTAAAGAGAAAGATTCATTGACTATTTTTTTAGCAACCAATAAAATACATATGAAATATAATGGAAGTGTCTATGTTGGCAATCAGTTTGGATATGAATTTACAACCAAAGGACCACAAGAACTTACGAAGATGAAAGGAAGAGGCGATGCCTAATTTAGTACCAGTAGTAATAGAAAAAGAATCAAGAGGTGAAAGAAGCTATGATATCTATAGCAGACTTTTAAAAGATAGAATTATAATGCTAGACACTGATGTGAATAGTACAAGTGCAAGTTTAATTGTTGCACAGATGTTGTTTTTAGAATCAACATCGCCAGGCAAGCCAATTAATTTTTATATTAACTCTCCAGGAGGAAGTGTAACTGCTGGAATGAGCATTTATGATACAATGCAATTTATTAAATCTCCTGTACATACCACAGTGATGGGTATTGCCGCAAGTATGGGTAGCTTTCTAGCTATGGCTGGTGAAAAGGGAAAAAGAGCTATTCTTCCACATGCAAGGCATATGATACATCAACCAAGTGGTGGTGCATCTGGACAAGCAAGTGATGTTGAAATTAGATACAAAGAATTACAGTATTGGAAAGAAACACTTACAGATCTTTATGTGAAACACATAGGTCTTGACAGAGACAAGGTTGCAAAGGACATGGATAGAGATTTTTTCATGAGTGCAAAAGAGTCTATTGAATACGGACTTGCTGACTTTATAGCTGAGAAGAAATAAAATGCCTTCCAAAAAAAGGGTCCAAAGAAATAAAGAACAGTGGCTTGTAGAGTTTATACTCAAACACGGCTACGTTTACGGAGCAGAGCTTGGAGTACAAAAAGGCACCAATCTCAAATATCTTATTAATGCTATACCGCATTTGCATATGATAGGTGTTGATATCTGGGCAGACAAATCAGTTAGATGGGACGGAACCAAAAGTGAAGATCTTGTACATCAAGCAGAAAATGTTAATACAGAATTTTATAAAGATCTATTAAATTTTGCAAACGATAAACATCCACGGGTGGTGTTATATAGGCACTTCACAAACTATGCACATAAGTTTGTAGAAGATAATTCATTAGACTTCATATTCATCGATGCTGGACACGAGTATGAAGATGTGCTAGAGGATATACATTGCTGGTATCCAAAAGTAAAGCCGGGTGGACATATCATGGGACATGATATAAACCAACCGCAAGTCAGAAAAGCAGTAAACGAAAAATTAGGAGAAGGTACTTGGCTTTTAGCGAAGAAACAAAAGATATGGTACAAACAAAAATGAATAAGATTAATAAACAATTACATTGGACAACAGTGATCAGTGAAAAGTTTATGTTAGGCATAATAGGTTGTTTGACCATTGTTGCCGCAGGATTTGAAGTATACGAAATGTTTCTAGCAAGGAAGATTGAACTTGCTGATTTGTTTCTACTTTTTATCTATACTGAGATTATAGGAATGGTTGGATCCTTTTATGCGAGTAGTAGGATTCCTGTAACTTTACCTATAATCATTGCCATTACTGCACTATGTAGATTGATTATTCTACACAGTAAAGATAATGAACCTTGGGTGCTTGTTGCAGAGGCTGGTGCGATATTAGTATTAGCAGGTGCGGCCTATTTAATGAGCATGAAAGAAAAATTAAGTTTAGAAAAACAAAAAATGAGAGAAGAAAATGAATCTAGTTAAAGAAACTGTAGCACAAATGAAAGGCATTCCTGAAGAAAAGGAATTAGTAGAAGCCTTGCAAAAAGCAATATTTGAGATTACGTTTAACAAGTTGGACGGTGAAGAAAGAATTATGACATGTACGAAAATTACTGATATGATTCCAGAAGAAAGCAGACCTAAGACGGACAAAAAAGCCAAAGAAGGTACTGTTACGGTATGGGATATAAATGCTAAAGGTTGGCGTAGTTTTCGATACGATCGTGTAACAAAGGCAGTACCATGCATATTCTAAAAAGACTTCTCGTAGTTCAGCTGGATAGAACATTGGTTTGCGGAACCAAAGGTCGGAGGTTCGAGTCCTCCCGAGAAGGCCAATAATGGTTGAGTATAGCAAAATCAGACCAGCTCGAAAAGATTTCAGCGGTAACCTCATTAGGATCTCGATAATAGAAAAAGAAATTGAGTATGCTAAGAGTCAACTACAACCGCACGATACAGGCCATATTCATACTGCAATCAGTTGGATGGAACATAGAATAGAAGAACTAAAAGGAAACAAAGATGGGTCCTGAAGGAAGTAATTTAAAATTATCTGAAAACGATCAAGACTTCTGGGTGTTGGATAAGATGCACTATAGGAAGGACGGGTTCTTTGTTGACATAGGTGCTGGTGATGGTGTCACTGGTAGCAATACATTTATATTAGAAAAATTTTACAACTGGTTTGGAATTTGTGTAGACCCCAATCCTACCTGGTTAAAAAGTTTATGCGGATCTCGTGATACAATTATAAGTGATCTTGCAATATGGAACGAGTCAGGGAAGATACTAGATTTCGATTATCTCAAACAACAACGTGGTGAGTTCTTTGGTTGGAATTTTAGAGCAGGCATAAGTAGTTGTGTTGGTCCAACTGGTATAAAGTTTGACAAGCATAAAGTATTTTCAATTACACTTACAGATCTATTAGACTTGCACAATGCACCAAAGGTCATAGATTACATAAGCATGGATGCTGAAGGAAGTGAAAGTAAAATATTAGAAGGTTTTGATTTTAACAAATATGACGTCAAGCTATTTTCAGTAGAATACAACGACGCAGAAGAACGAAGCAAAATTAATCATATTCTTACAAAACATGGTTACACTGCTACAGACATCGATGACTCGGGCGAGGATCGATATATAAGTTCTGCAAAAATGCAGAATATACACTACTAGGAGAGAGTAAATGGTATTAGGAGTAATGACAGTTTTAGCATTATGGTCTTGGGATAACGCCGACTATATTGCAACAATGAACAAACAACTTGCAGAAGGTTATAACTGGACGCAGATTGATTGTAGAGCCCCCGACGAGAGTGTTCCACATATTGCAATCGAATCACCGAATGGCAAAAAGTGGGTTTGTAATAAGCTCGTCAAATAGAAACATGCCGCTTTAGCTCAGTTGGTAGAGCAACTGATTTGTAATCAGTAGGTCCGCGGTTCGAGTCCGTGAAGCGGCACCAAGATTTTAGAGGAAGAAATGACTTGGTTAATCGTTGTATTATCACTTACCGGAAGTCCGGATATTAAAATGGAATTTAGTTTTAGCAGTAGCAGATATTGTAATTTTGCATTAGAAAAAATTGTAGCAGAAACACCAGTTGCAACTGTTAAAGGTAGGAAAGTTAAGACAACTGTTAGAAAAGCAGTTTGTGAATTTAGAAACACCTAATGGTCGTAAATATTTGATCCATCTTTTACATAGACAGGTTTACAGTAAGCAGTGACCCTGTCTTTTGGATCAACTAGAGTAGAATAAGAGTAGTTACCATATTGTCTTGGTATTCTCTTAGCATAGTATTGACATACGTCTATGCTTCTAAAGATCATGGAATTAGGTTGTTGTTGCCTAAATTCACCCGTGCCTAACACAACGACAAGCATGAATGCATGGATCATATTAATCCCCTAAATGATTCCTCTAGTCGTTGCAAATAACCATGCAAAGCCTAGAATTGCACCACCTACAATCAATACCAAAACCGCTATTAGAATACCTTCTACAAGTTTTCTGCGTCTTTCTTCTTGATCGTAGATCATCTTTTGTCGTTTTTTTCTTATGTCTGCTTCTGTTCTTAAAAGTTCTTCCCAAGCAGATGGACCTCTTGAAAAAGAGATTATCTGTTTGAGTTGTTCTCGCATGTCTTCTGCTTTTTTCTTGGCCATGAAGATTTGCAAGGCTTCTTCTTCTACCGAACCCGAATTAAACAATTTTTTAAATATCGGAGGTTTTTTATTTAATTCCTCAGCTTTCCTTATATCAGAAACGGAATTCATCCATCGACCTAAATCGCCGGCCATAGATTCTATTTCTCTACCTGCCGCGAATCCTGCCTTGATCGTATTGAAAGCCGCGGTTGCCCCCGCTATGGCTGTTACTGGATCTATCAATTAACTTCACCCTCTAAATGTGGACAGAATGTCCTACAATTCTATTTATCCAAAATAGTTTTTGGTTATCTTTTAACATAATCCACTTGACAGCCTTTGCATGTGATGTTATTATACATAGTATAAATGACAATAGGACAAGGCATAGGATTATTACTAATAGGCATACCATTATCATTTGTGACACTTTGGGCACTTATGCATTTTGGAAATAAATTTGATAAAGAGAGGCAAGAAGATGAGGACACAACCACAAGAAATTATTAAACAACTAGAAGCTGACAACTCACGTCTAGCTAAAGAACAAGTTTTATTATCTGCAATGGAAGAAGGATTAGATGAATTCTTTTCAGGTGTAAAAATGGCTTTGGATCCATTATATACTTTTGGAGTTAAGCAGGTTCCAGAATCCAAAGTAGATGGACAAGGACTGAAGTGGGAAGTATTTTTAGATGTTGCTGAAAAATTAAACAAAAGAGAATTGACAGGGCATGATGCCAGAGATGCAATACTTCTTACTCGTGATATTGCAACAAAAGAACAGTGGAATATGTTCTATCGTAGAATTTTAATTAAAGATTTACGTTGTGGAGTAAGTGAAAAGACTGTGAACAAGGTCGCAAAGAAATTTCCACAGTATTCAATTCCAATTTTTACTTGTCCGTTAGCACATGATTCAGCTAATCATGAAAAGAAAATGATTGGTAAGAAACAAATAGAAGTAAAACTTGACGGTGTAAGGGTAATTACTATTATACAAGGTGACACAAGTCATGGCAATTTTAGTAGGGTAGAGATGTTTAGTAGAAATGGAAAGCAGTTTCATAACTTTGGACATATCATTAGTGAAATAGAAGAAGTAATCAAAGATAATCCTCCACCATATGATTTAGTTTTGGATGGCGAAGTCATGAGTGCTAACTTCCAAGACCTAATGAAACAAGTACATAGAAAAGATGGTAAGCAATCAAAAGATGCAGTACTGCATTTGTTTGATATGTGTCCATTATCCGAATTCCAAAAAGGTATGTGGGACAAAACACAATCCTTTAGAAGTCAAGCCGTGAAGGCTTGGGTAGATCAGCATAAAGACGTCTTAAAGCACGTACAAACACTTGATTGGGAAGATGTGGACTTAGATACCCAAGAAGGTCAAGATCGCTTTGTAGAGCTTAATAAAGCGGCTGTAGACGGTGGTTATGAGGGGGTTATGATAAAAGATCCTGAAGCACCATATGAATGTAAAAGAACGCATAGTTGGTTGAAGGCAAAACCATTTATTGAGGTTACACTCAATGTCGTTGCTGTCGAAGAAGGCACTGGACGTAACGAAGGTAGACTAGGTGCCGTAATAGTGGAAGGAGAAGATGATGGATACAATTATAAACTTAACTGTGGGAGCGGCTTCACTGATTCTCAACGTGATGAGTTCTGGACTGAACGTGATAGTCTCATTGGTAACCTAATAGAGATTAGAGCTGATGCTAGAACGCAGTCTCAAGATTCTGAAACGTATAGTCTCAGGTTCCCAAGATTCAAGTGCTTCAGAGGTTTCGAAGCAGGAGAAAAAGTTTAATCCCCGTGAACGTAAACACGGAGATAAAATGACCGACATCGAAAAAATGGATGAAGGTTACAAAGGCAAAACTTATACCATTAATGGTATAGATGGCGATTTTTAACAGGAGAAAAAAATGAAACAAACTTTTGAATCTTTCAAAAAAAAGTACGGGGAAGGCACAGCCGCGGACTTGGATTATGGTAAACTTACCATTATTGCTTTGTGCATTTATATCGCAGTACAAGTTTCGTAGGAGATCATTATGAGAGCTTGGATATACGATTGTTGGAATCATATTATGGATGCTGAAGTTAATCCACTTAGGCATATTCCAGATTTACAAGTACGACACATGGTGATGCAAATTTTAGCATTCATGTGGTCAGCAGTTTTTTCGATTGCTATTGCAGAAAGCATTATGGCATTTGGTATCAGTGCTTTGGTACACGTTCTTTTTGTTGCGGCTGTTGTCGTAACTGTAGGGACGTTTAAGGTTGCAGAGCATAAACCTAGCATGTTCGAATGGAGAAAAGGTTATCACTCTCATGGAAGAGGTAGAACCTATACCATTTACAGGGATAAACAAGGCAATGCCCACAAGGTAGAACTTCCTCCCGGCGACCCCGGCGGCGAACATGAATGATATTAAATTTATATGTCACGATAAAAATGTTCTAAAAAACTTTCCTATTGTTCCTGCAACAGATTGTATGCCAGATTGGTATGCAAAATTAAACGATAAAGATTCTATTGCAAATAATATGCCAGTTCGTGATTATGTCACGGCTGGTTATATTATTCCTAATGCATTTGAACAAGCAATTGGAATCAATGTTGAAGACGATATTGAATGTCCTGATGTCATTCATCCAGTTGAAAAACCAGGAGAATTTTTCACGACATTAAATCATGTAACTGCACCTCATTACTTCTACCCACACGAATTTTGCCCTGTGCAAATTGATGGAGCAAAACGAAGTTACTATAAACTTAAATTACCCTGGAGGATAGAAACACCTAAGGGTTATAGCACTTTGTTCTTTCAACCTTATTACTATTTTAACAAAGGATTTTCTATCATGCCTTTTATATTAGATACAGACTTATTTGATCTTAGTAATTTGGAATTTCCTTGTTACATCAAAAAAGAAGTTGATATAAAGCCAGGAGAACCTATCGTTCAGTTCATTCCTTTTAAAAGAGAATCGTGGAAACACAAATTAAGTTTGTCAAAAGAAGAAACAAGTAGCAAGATGAATTTCTTTTTAAAAGATATGTATAAAAGGGCTTTCCACCAGAAAAAGTCCTTCAATTGACTTGACTTTACTAATTAAGAAATATATACTGTAAAAAATTATCGGAGATACCATGGCAAAGAAAAGAAAAAATATTTTCAAAACAAAAACCATTGAGCCTAAATGGGATGATGTTGATAAGCTAACTGGTGATCAATATAGTAGACGTTTACATGCCGCTCAAGAACATTACAGGATGGATTTTAAACAAGATGTATACAAGAAGTGGATACTTGAATATTGTAAGTCAGCTGAAAAATGGAAAGAACATTTTAAAACAATCGCAAAAAATCCAGATAGAGAATTTAGATCAACACTCGCAGGGTTATGTAGGTTGTCATCTGTAGGATGTCCAGACTTTTATAAGCCCTATGCAGATTATTGGTTAACACTGGCAGGAACAACAGGTGAAGTAAAGCCTCGTTCCGAATCCATTGACAAATGGATACAAGAATTAGTAGACAAAGGCAGTCAAATTAAACAATCTGAAGATAAGAAGAAGGAAGCAGAAAAGAAGAAAGGTAATGTTTATAGACCAAGCATACAGGAGAGAATTCACGAACAGGCCTGTAACCAATCTGAAAAGATAGATGATTGGTTAGAGAAATGGACTAAAGATCCAAAGAAATTCAAAAAAGACGATTTTAAATTTAGTAAACATTTTATTGCAAACAAAGTAACGCAGGCCCATGCTAGGGTAATGCTCGGATGGTATGAACCTGTTGCATTAGAATTACACGAAGTGCTGAATCCTCCATCTAAGACCGAATATGGTAGAATGACTGAAAAAGAACAAGACTATGCAGATCAGTTAATCGAAGGGTATGCAATACATGAAAAGAAAGATGTAGAAAATCTATATGAAGGTTATAAGAATCTGTTAGGTGCATTAACCATGCTTATAGATATGGCAAAAGCAAGTCGTAAAACACGTAAAAGAGCACCTAAGAGTAAGGATAAACTTGTACAAAAATTAAAATATAAAGTATCAGATGAGAAATTACACGTTGCAAGTATCAATCCTATTGACATTGTTGGCTGTAATGAGCTTTGGGTTTACAACACAAAAACACGTAAGATAGGCAGATATGTTGCACAAAATATTGATCCGTTAAAACAAGAACGTGAAGGCACAGGTTTAAGTGTTAAAGGCACTTCTATTACTGGCTTCAAAGAAAGCGAAAGTATCCAAAAGACCATACGTAAACCTGATGAAAAACTAAAGGAATTTCATGATGCAGGTAAAATAAAGCTACGAGATTATTTGGATAACATCAACGCAGTGGAAATAAAATTAAATGGTAGGATAAATCCTGAAACGATTCTTCTCAAGGCAGTAAGATAAATACTTACATGAGCCAGATAAACAAAATTAGAGAAGGTCTCTCTAGCTTGAGTTCAGCAATAGAGACTATAGCAAACACAGACAAACCAGATGTTCCTGAAGCAACTGTAAACAGCATTAGTGGTAATGCAATACACGGTGGTAAAATAACACTTTTAAGAAGCACAGGAATACGTGATCAAGCAACTAGAACGTCATTATTAGTAGAAGACGATCAAATAACTGTTGGAAAAGCAGATATTGATAATGTGCTTGGCGACTTAGATATTGAAAATAACTTGACAATTGGTGGTGAATTAAAGGCTCAAAAGCTACATGTAGACGAATTATTTTCTAATCAAAAACACACAACTTCAATTGATTTTGATCTAACAAGTGAACCAGACTTGATAGGTATGCAATGGAGGAAAAAAGGTCAAGCAACTAAACAGATTGTTTGGCGTGAAAATAGATTTTACATAAGCAGTGATATAGATTTACATCGCAACGCGAGTCTAAAAATAGATGATATCACTGTAATAAGTGCAGATGCACTAGGTCCTACAATAAAAAAGAGTGAGCTTACTACAGTTGGTAGACTTACCAATCTACAAGCTGATGGTGATTTAAACATTGACGATTTTGTATTGTATGACAGTGGTACAATGAGATTTGGAATTGGGGTAGAGGCACCTAATGCTCAATTCAGTGTTGCCAGCAATGAAGCAGAATTTGTTGTTGACCCTGATTTTGATCATTTGAGGGTAGGTGCTTATACCACTAGCAAACTTTCTTTGATTACGGATAATAAAGAAAGACTAGTTCTTAAAGAACACGGAGGCGTAGAAGTAAAAGGCAGTTTAGGTGTTAATGTTCAGTATCCAGGAGAGGATGTTGATTTACAAGTAGCAGGAGCAATTAGATTTGCAGATAAGAAAATATCTGTAGGTGAAGATATACCTGTAGAAGGTAACTATAATTTAGGTGATTTACAATATAATACTAAACCATCAGCCGGCGGTTGGGTTGGTTGGATTTGTGTAGAAAGCGGAAATCCAGGTAAATGGAAAAGATTCGGAGCAATAGAAAAATGAAACTACACAAAATAGACACAAACACAATTACTATGGCCAAAGAAGGATTAAATTCATTATCTGAATTACTTCTTGGTTTAGGTAATGTTGTAGGTCAAGAAGATTCAAAACTTGTAGTAGATGCAAAAGGTGTATTAAGAATACAAGGCAACACATCTACTATTATCAAAGGAAACTTAGGTATAGGAGTATCTAACATTCCAGATGATCTATCGCTCGAAACTGAGCGACCTGTAAAATTCCAAGGCAAAAAATTCGAAGTAGGTAATAAAATACCCACAATAGGGCTATATAACAAGGGAGACATTGTCTGGGACGATGATCCTAAACCTAACGGAATACTTGGTTGGATTTGTATTAGAACAGGCACTCCAGGAGAGTGGAGAACATTTGGGACTATAGGTGCATGACCGATTTTAAAAAAGTAGATAAACATGTAAACCGATGGTACATGTTAGGAAGAGTTGCGCCTTTTGGAGCACTATTCATTATTTGTGTTTTATTAGCATTTGATCTTAACACATATTTAGAATACGGTTTATTAGCAGTAGCAATATTTTTTGCCGTATTTGCATTTGCATGGTGGTGGTGGGTATTAGATACTGTAAGACAACTATTTGCTATGATGGAAAAAACACATCAAAAATTTGACGATGTTCTTGGCGAATTAACCAAAGTTAAGCAGGACCTAAATGATAGTAATTGGGAACGGTCAAAGTCGGAAAAAGATCAATCTAAATAATTACAACGAATTAAAAATTGGTTGTAATGCAATCATTAGAGATTATCATGTTGACTATCTAATCTGTTGTGACAAGAAGATGGTTAAGCAGGCCTTAGCACAAGGTTATTCACCAGTATACACTAGAGATAGATGGGCAAATGACTTTGATTCTCCACATGTTTTCAAATTACCAGACTTACCTTATTACGGAGATAACCGTATGGATGAACCTTTTCATTGGGGTAGTGGTCCATATGCTGTGTTACTAGCAACCTTTTTATCTAAATATATAAAACTTATAGGATTTGATTTATATGGCATTCACGGTAAGTTGAATAACATTTATGAAAATACTTCCGGATATTTAAAAAACACAGACGAACAAGTAGACTGGAGTTATTGGGTATATCAAATGGCAAAAATATTTGAACTGAATCAAGATAAAACATTTCATATCTATAATTTGGAAGATTGGAAATTACCAAAACAATGGAACTTCAGCAATATAAAGGTTGACAATATTGCAAATTTATAATATAATAAATAAAACTTGAAAGGTGAAATATGGCAAAATACTATTCTACTAAAACTTACGGACACAACATTGGATTGAGTGCAGTATTTAGACAACCTAATGCTGATCATTCTCACTGTCATTTAATGCATGGATACAGTTTGCAATTTAAATTTACATTTGGGTGTGACAAACTAGATAACAAAAACTGGGCTGTTGACTTTGGTGGACTTAAACCATTAAAAGCATGGCTTGAAGATAGCTTTGATCACAAAACTTGCATTGACGTAGATGACCCACACAAACAAGACTTTTATGATTTACAAGATAAAGATCTTTGTGAAGTTAGAGAGTTTGAAGGTGTAGGTGCAGAAAAATTTGCCGAACATGCATTTAACTTTGCTGACAAATTAATTAGAGAAAAGACAAACAATAGATGCTATGTTGTCAGTGTTGAATGTGCAGAGCATGGTGCTAACTCAGCCATATACGAGAGATAAGGCAACCATGTGCAATGGCAAAAGTAGATAAGTCACAATATTCTAAAGCTCAATGGAAAATAGTTCAAGCCGAAAGACGTAGGCAAAAAGAGCTTGATCGGAAACAAAAGGCGCAAAAGAAACTAGAGAAACAAAAAGGTACAGAAAGAACAGTTAAAGTACCAGATTATTCTCCACCGCCGGTTCCTAAAGAAGTATCTCCCAACTATATTGTATGCTTAAAGCATGGTACAAAGTATGATTACACCTATGTGAATAATTTGTACAACATGACCAAAAGGCATTGTACTATTCCCTTTGAATTTGTTTGCTTTACAGAAGACAACAACGGCTTAGATCCTAATATAAAAACAATAAGCCTACAACATATTGGTGTTTACGGTTGGTGGTACAAACCTATATTCTTTGATAAGAATTTTCCTTTGAAAGGAACTATCCTTTACTTTGATTTAGATGTTGTAATTTTCAAAAATATTGATCAATTGTTTACTTATAATCCTGATCAATTCTGTATCTGTAGAGATTTTAACAGAAGTCTTAGAAGCGATTGGAACAGAATGAATAGTAGTGTGTTTAAATTAAACACAGGTGCTTTCCCACATGTGTATGATGAATTTATGGAGAATGCTCCAATGAACATGCGAAGGTTTCATGGAGACCAAGATTGGATATATGAGATGATGAAGGACAGGCAAAAGGAATGGAAATTTTGGCCGGACCAATGGATCATGAGTTACAAATGGGAAATGCGAGACAGAGCAGATCTCGATAAAATAAATGGAGTAAGAAATTTTAAACAGAAGAAAGCTCCACAAGTTTTACCAAAGACCTGTGTTGCAGTCTTTCATGGAGAACCTCATCCACATCAGGTTGAGGACGATTGGGTAAAGGAGAATTGGAGATGACAAACGAAGACTATAAAGTAGACCCGGGCTCTATTAATGTTGATCAACGTAAGATAGATACAAGAAGAGATGCCTGGGATAGGGACTACATGCCTGCTGATTGGATAAAGCCTGAACCAACAACTACTAAAAAAATATCAAATGCGGCACCAGTTTTTGTGTTTGCATTTTTTTATGTTTGCATATTAGTAATGATGGGTAGTGTTAGATGATTAGATTATGGCACTATTGGTGCAAAGCTATGGGAAGTCGTGCTTATGATAACGATAGGAAAGACGATCATATACACAATATTATTAGAACATTTTGGTTTTTATTACACATTATAACTTGTTGTATGATTATAGCAGGTAACGGAAGGATGTTGAATATATGGTAGATAAATTTATTTTTGATGTTGACGGAACACTCACACCTAGTAGACAAGAGATTGATATGGACTTTGCTGTTTTCTTCACAGACTTCTGTGCTGAAAATGATGTATATCTCGTTACTGGAAGTGATAGAGAAAAAACAATAGAACAGGTAGGAGAGGAAATATACAGTCTTGCTGACAGAGTTTATAACTGTTCAGGTAGCGATGTATGGGAAGGAAATGTAAATGTTTATACGAGTGATTGGCAAATACCAGAAGAAGCAGAATCGTGGTTGAAAGCTGAATGTAGATTAAGTGACTTTCCTTTACGAACAGGATTGCATATAGAAAATCGACCTGGTATGGTAAATTTTAGTGTTGTAGGACGTAATGCAACTATGGGTGAACGTAAAATGTATGTTGAATACGACACCAAAACAAAAGAAAGAATTAAGATTGCTAAAGAATTCCAAAAATTTTTTCCAGCCATACAAGCAGTGGTTGGTGGTGAAACTGGTATAGATATCTTTCCTTATGGTAAAGATAAAGCACAAATTGTAGAAGATTTTGATGAATTGAACGTTTCTTTACATTTTTTTGGTGATAGAATGGATCCGGCTGGAAATGATTACCCTTTGAAAAAAGTAATACTTGACAACAATTTAGGAACATGTTATAGTGTAGACGATTGGAAACACACATGGAAGCTACTAAAAAATATTTCCACGAAGTCTGGCCAGAAGAAGAAGCAATACTGAAGCAAGGCTTAGAATGGTCAAGACAAAGTAAGGCAGAGAGAACAAAAAAGAAAATGACAAGACGTATAGGTTTTGCATGTAAGTACATGCACCCGGACCAAACCCAGAAAAAGAAACTGCTAGAAGAGATTCAGCGTCCACTAAATACTCGAAGCACAACAGTTGCTTGGTTAAACAGGCAAACAAAAGAAGTTGCTGAAGAACGTTTGTGGGATATCATGGTCCACAACATTAAAAGTTATTACAACTTGATTGAGTATGTAGGAGGATTACCGAATGAACTTAGAATGGTTAGATTGGGAAGTGACGTCTTACCTGTTTATACTGAGCCTACTTGGTCTTACTTCTGGCGCAAGCCTGATGTACGACAATATTGCGAAAGGCACTTTCCAAACGTCGGCGCAAAGGCTCGTGAACTGGATGTCAGGCTTTCTATGCATCCTGGTCAGTTTACTGTACTTGCGTCAGATAATCCTGATATCGTAGAGAGAAGTATAGAGGAGTTTGAATATCATGTTGATGTCGCCAGATGGATGGGCTTCGGCCAGCAATTCCAAGATTTTAAGATCAATGTCCACATCTCCGGCCGTAAGGGTCCAGCCGGTATCATCGACGTCTACCCAAGATTATCTACGGAGGCGAGAAACACAATTACAATCGAAAACGACGAAAACTCGTGGGGCATCGAAGCAAGTTTGGAGTTACGAAAACACCTCGCATTGGTGCTTGACATACACCATCACTGGGTCAAAACAGGTGAATATATATTGCCCACCGACGATAGATTTTCTCGCATAGTAGACAGTTGGCGTGGTGTTCGTCCTGTCATACACTATTCGGTATCTCGTGAAGACATTTTAGTTGATCACGATTTAGATACATTACCAGACATGGAGAAGTTACTCGAACAAGGGTACAAAAAACAAAAACTTAGAGCACACTCTGATTACATGTGGAACAATGCAGTAAATGAATGGGCATTGTCCTTTAGAGACACCGCAGACATTATGGTAGAATCAAAAGCAAAGAATCTTGCTAGTATGAAACTACTAAATACTGTATGCGTTTCTTAGAATTACAAAATTGCAAAAGAACAAAAGCAAGTAAGTGTCAATGTTCTGATGTAGGTAAGTTGTCAGAAGATACTGAACAGCCTGTCTTTGCAATTTGTGAATTAGAACATTCTGATACTGTAAAAGGAACAATCTTATTCATGCAAAAATCTGGTTCACCTACTCTTATAAAGGGTACCATCAAAGGATTAGAACCAGGAGAGCATGGTTTTCATATACATGAATTTGGCGATTTAAGTCGTGGATGTGAATCAGCAGGAGCACATTATAATCCAGACGGTGTTGATCATGGCAACCTCGAAAACGGCCATGTGGGCGACTTAGAAAATATTACAGCGAACGAGGATAGGATTTCCGAATTTACTATTATAGCAAAAAGAGTAGATTTAATGGGAGATCGTAGTGTAATAGGTAGAGCAATCGTAGTTCATAGTGATCAGGATGATCTAGGTAAAGGTGGAGATGCAGAAAGCCTTAAAACAGGTAATGCAGGCGATAGATTAGCCTGCGGTGTTATTACCTTAACTAAAGGAGAAAACAATGATTAAAAAATGGGTAAAATCAAGAATTGAAGAACGTACTTCGTGGGATGGCGCGGCCTTAATCCTTATGGGTGTGTTAGTTCTTATCGCTGGTCCATTTGCAAAGTTGGCGGCCTACGCGGCTATCGCCTATGGTGCATGGACAATCTACAAAAAAGAGGATTAAAGTTCATCGATTGTGATGTCTGAATTTACAGGAAGATTTAATTTCTTCCTTTGCTCAACACCTTTTCTTTGAGCAAATCTTTTAGGGTCACAATCGGGGCAAACGTGGACATAAAAGTCGTCAAGTCTTTTAGGGTCCACTTTGCCCTTCTCTCTTTTAAATTCTTTATGGCATTCGTCACATTGAAAGATAACATAAGACCTAACACGTTTATATGGGTGGTTTTTTCCCTTCTTACTTTTACGTAAATAAAAGCGTACTTCTTTTTCAATTCTTTTATACATACTCATATTTAGTTACGTTAGGATTATAAAATATTATATAAATACATAGGAGCAGGTAATGGGAAACATATTATTTTTAACAGAATCAGCCAAGGAACAAATGGTTAGTATGCTTGAAGAACACAATAAAAGTGCTGTAAGATTAGCACTAAAAGGCGGAGGTTGTGCAGGATTTAAGTATGATTGGTCTTTGGAAGATGAAACAAAAAATGACGATGAAGTGATAGAATTACCCAAAGGAAAATTTTTAATAGATCCGGCTAGCATCATGTATCTATTAGGATCAACAGTGGATTATAAAAAAGAAGTATTTGGCTCATACTTTGATATAAAGAATCCTACATCTACTTCAAGTTGTGGGTGTGGCGAATCAGTAGGATTTTAAAATATGGCAAAACAAGATATTTACTTAGGTGTTGAGGGTAACGACGGTACTGGTGATAGTATTCGTGAAGCCTTTAGAAAAGCAAACGAGAATTTTACGGAACTATATGCTGTCTTTGGACAAGGCGGAACAATTAGTTTTACTGCACTTAATGACACTCCTGCCGCAATTACACCAGCCGGAGTATTAATAGGTAATTCTACAGGAACAGAACTAGTACAAAAAACACTTACAGCAGGAACTGGTATTAGCATTGATAATTCAAGTACAACTGCTATAACAATTACTAACACTGGTGCGAATATTAATGCTGATACAAGTCCTATACTTGGTGGACCATTAAGCGGAAACAATGTTTATGCAATAGGTAAGATAGGAACATCAACGGCTTCAATTGCAGAATTCAATTCAACACACGGATCCACTATTACTATTGATGATATTGTTGTAGATAAAAAATATCAGGATAAAAATTATGCACCACATATTTTACATCAACCAACTAAACCTGTTTTAGCAAGGACTGAACCTACTGATGATACTGGATACACAAAAACTATATCAGAATATAGAAGTGGTAATCTTGTTATTAACAGTCATGGTTTTGACAATAGTATTAATGGTGCAACATGGAGATACACTACAACTGGTAGTGCTCCTAGCGGCTTAACAAATAACACGGATTATTTTATTAGATTTGTTAATGATAGCCAAATAAGTTTACATTCATCTAAGTCAGAAGCACAAAACGACAATGATAATACAAGGGCAAAGGTTAATATTGCTTTAGGTTCAACTACTGCAATTACAGGACAAGATTTTATTAAGGATCAATCATATGATTCTGCACTTTATGGATTTTTCAAAGACGATGAAGTCCTTCCTAGGAAATCAAGTGTAAGAAGACAAGGCGATGATATGACTGGTGCATTGTACTTGCATGATCATCCAGGATATCTTGCAGGCACAACAGGTGATATATCTGAAAGGCAAGCGGCAACAAAACTTTATGTAGATAATTCTTCCTACGCAAGTACCACAGATTTATTTGTTACCAAACAGGGTGACGATAGCCAGGCAAATACGCCAGTAGGATTTGAGGGAAGAGGTTTAAGTTATGCTTTTGGAAGTTTAAAGGCGGCGGCACAAAAAGCACAGGAAATTATGGAATCAGCACCAGTGGAACCAGGTGCATACAGACAAACAATAACATACGATCAAGGTAATGGCATTGCACTTGTTACGGGTGCAGAAACAAAAACACCAAATGCCGCGGCTAAGAATGCAGTTACATATCTACAAAAGAACAGACAATTTATTCAGCAAAGTGTAGTTGACTATGTTCAGGACTATTATCCTTCACATGATTTTGCCGCAACTAATGTACAAAATCCAAATGCAGAAGCACTTCTGTTTAAAAATAAAGCATTTATTCAAGAAGAAGTAACGGCTTGGATCAACTATCAAATTAATACAGGTGCATCTGTTACATACAGCGACGGTACTGCCAACTACACAGGTTTCAAATACAGTTCTGCTAAATGTAAAAGAGATGTAGGTTATATTGTTGACGCTTGGATAAATGATTTATCCAGAGGTGGTAACATTGAAACACGTAGAATAGCATCAAGTTATCTAGCAGGTAATATTAATGCTGTCAAAGTTAATAATTCAAATTCAAATAATACAGTTGACCAAATAGCACAAACAAATGCCGCGGTTGAATTTGCAAGAGATCTGGTGCAAAACTATGTTTTAAAAAATAAAGTTTATCCTACAAAACAAGGATACTTTCAGGCTACTGCAACAAACTTTCAACCAAACAGTTTTCAATTTTACATAGGAACTTCTTCATATGCAAATTCTTACGTAAACGGTGGCACAGTTACAAAGTCAGACGGGACAGTTTTAAATGTAAGCAATTTCACATATGACTATACAACAGGTATTGCCACTGTCACTACTACCACAACACATGGTCTATCTATAAATGATACAGTATATCTAAAAGATATAAATGTATCTTGTACATATGATGGCGTAGTAACCAATAAAATTTATCCTGAGCATGTAGCACAGGCTAATGCTGATCAGTTTACTGTTGAAGCAGGAACATACGGAAGTTCTGCTCCTGCAAGTACAACATTTGACATTTATGTAGGCCCTTCAAAGTATGCACACACATACGTAAGTGGAGGTAAGGTTTACAAAGGACAAGCGTTCCTTACACCAACTAATGCAACCTATGACCCGGCAACGGGCGTGATGGTAG